GTCCCGGATAGTATTAACCAAAACCGTGCCGCATGAAATATGCAAAATGGATTTTAATACTACAAAAACATACCACTCTGATTTACAAGACATTAAACATTAACTACTAGAAAAAATATCTTTAAAAATCCTCATATTCCGTACATAATTAGTATATTTGCTGGCAAATGTTTTACGAATGTTTTACGAAAAGACAATGCCATGGCAACACTAAAAATTGTAGTACTCAAGCACCAACAGCGGGAAGACAAGACGTGGAATGTGAAGATACGCATCACGCACGAAAGGCAATCTGCCTATATCTCTACGCAGCATTATGTCGGCAAGGAACTCATAAGCCAGAAGAGTGGCAAGTTTGAACTGAAAACAAACAACAATCCAGTATATGATGCGGTGATGCTTGATGTTTTACAAATAAAGAGCGAAATTGTAAGGCTTGGCCACCTTATAGACAATTTCACGGCAAAACGATTGTGCAAGCATATGGAGGATGTCTTGTCCGGCAACAACTCAAAGGATATACTTTTCTTCCAATTCGCTTATTCCTATTTTGATGAAATGATTCAATCGGGCAGATATTCGACTGGAGTTTCACATCAGACGCGGCTAAACAAGTTTAAATCATTCGCAGGAAATTCGGTAGAGCTGTTTACAGACATAACTTCTGTGCTCCTTTCTAAATATGAGGCTTATCTTATGAAAGAGGGCTTTTCTGTTGTATCTGTCATTGATTACATATCCGTAATCCATAATGTGTTTTCTGCCGCAAAATTGCGCTATAATGATGAGGACGCCGGCATTATCAAGATACCCAATAACCCATTTTCTAAATATAAATACCCGAAGAAACCGATAAGCCGAAAAAAGGCATTGACGAGGGAGCAGATACTTTCTATTATGAACTTTGAAACCAGGTTAAAGGGAGTACAAATCGCAAGGGACGCTTTTATGATATCCTTCCTGCTGTGCGGAATTAACTCCGCTGATTTGTATTATGTTATGGAAAACGACGGACGGGTGGATTATGAACGGCGTAAGACAAAAGACAGAAGGGCCGACAATGCTTTTATTTCCATTAGGATAGAACCGGAATTGATTCCATACATAGAAAGATATAAAGATTCAGAAAGGCTTTTTTCCTTTTATAAAAGGAATGTGTCACACCGGCAATTCAATAGGGCTGTGAATGAACATCTAAAGGTAATAGGTGAAAAGCTCAAAATAGAAGGCCTCACTTTCTATGCCGCGCGCCATTCATGGGCCACTATTGCAAGGAATAACTGTGGCGTATCCATGGATGACGTCGCTATGTGTCTTAACCATAAGTCCGGATACAATACTACTGACCAATATGTGAAAAAGGATTGGTCTATTATTGACAATGCGAATAGGAAAGTGATAGATTATCTGAATGACTGTAAAATTGCCGGTACGGTTTGAGGATACGAGGGCAGATTGCTACTAATCATCTTCTATTCTCATGAGAATTGACCGGAGGACACTGTACGGAAGCCGGGCCTCTATCTTGTCTCCGTTGTTGAGAGTAATCAGTGAAGTCTCGTTATTGTCCTGCACTCTTATGATATGTTTTACACTAATCATTGTGCATGTATCTGTCCCGACGGGAATGATTTCTATAAAGTCTCTCATGTGCATACCTTGTTTACATTTGTTTTTCTACAAAATCCTTCAGTCTATACAGCCTATCAATCGCCGGATTATAAAATGGGTCCGGATAGTGCTGGTTAATGTCGCATATGTTGGCGTGGACATACAGCGAAGTGTCGGTGATGTGCTCTGATTCGCTCAGAGCTGCCTCTTTGGGCAATTGGACTGTCCGCGCCCATTCCACTATCGCTTGGACGGATGCCTCGTCATAGGAATACTTGTTCTCTTGTGTCATACATTTCTGTTATTTGCGTACAAAGTTAATAAACCTGCGCAAAATTCTAAAGTAGATTCAAGGTAGAATTAAGTGGAAATGTTTCATTCTTCTTCAGAAAGTTTCAAAAGGTCCTCTTCTATGGAACTTTCCTCCTTTTTCAATGTGGCATCAAGTGATACGGCCTGCAATTTGGGCACGCTGAAGTTGGCAAGGTCTATATAGAGTTTAAGTTTGTCCTTTGGCTCCTGAATTTCTTCCCATGCCTTGCATGCGTCGTCCCATTTACTGTCCAGGAATATGGATATGCGCGAACGTAAATCTCTGCTTATTACATTCGGTGTTCCTTTCTTTCTTCCTCCAGTTTTGGGTGATCCTTTCTTCTTTCCGGGTTTTCCGTCTGCCATTTTCTCTATCCGTTTTTGAGATTAAGCTTTTATCGTTCATGTACAAAGGTATACCGGTATTTTTGTGGCATAATGATAAAACCTAAAAAATATACAAAATGGGACTGTTAGGTGGAATAATAGGAGGAATAGGCTCTGCTGTATCCGGAATCGTGAGCGGCAACGCTACAAGAAAAGCGGCCAAACGTAATGAACGTATACTGAACAAGGCCCAGGAACGTTCACAGAACTGGTATGACAAAGAATATAACGCGGATTTCCTGCAAAGGTCGGATGCGCAGTCTGCCGTAAACCAAGCACGAAAGATTCTTGACGAACGGTATCGGAACGCTCAAGGGGCCGCTGCGGTGGCAGGCGCCACGGATGAAAGTGTCGCGTTACAGAAGCAGGCGGCCAATCAGACACTTGCGGATATTACGGGAAGTATTGCAGAACGCGCGGACCAATATAGGGAGCAGGTAAGGGCAAATTATGAAAACCAGCAGAATGCCATTGACCAGGCCCGTATGGGAGTGAACAATCAAAAAGCGCAGGCAACGGCACAAGCCGCCGGAGGGCTGGCGCAGGCGGCGCAAAGCCTTGGCGGTGTAGTGAGTGACGATATTCTTAAAGGCGCCTCAATAGGTATTGTATAAAACCCGATAGGACCATGGCAATAATCAATGAAATTAACGAATACAATAAACGCAAGGTTCAGCCTTCAGTGACGTCAGGCAATCTGGCGGCACAATCCCAGCAGCTCCCCTCTCTTGTGCCGGGGAAAGCATCGGGAGGCAATTCTACCCCTGATGTGGAGGACAATCCAAGAGGTAATATATCCCAATACGATTCCGGTAATTCTCCGGTAGTGGCTACTCCGGCTATAATGAATCCACGTGAAGACGAACGGGGAGGAGCCCCCTCCGCTTCTCCGGCAGCCATTGCCGGGAATTCAGCGGATGATGCCGGAAGAATCACATATGAAAGTTCCGGCATAGCTCCAACCGTGACCAGTGGCAGGGAGTATCGGGAAGACGCTTTGCGTACAATGGGTGAGGAGGAATTCAAAGATGTCCGGAAACAGATGAATGCCTCTGACAAGGAGTATTGGACCAAACAGATGGAAGAACATCCGGAAAGCTCTTATGCCATTCTGCAGAACATGTTTGCGAGTGATGAGACTCCGCAAGAGAAGTCAAAGCGTGAGCGTAGGGAACAGCTTGGCCAGGTGTTTGCCAATCTTGGTAATGTAATAGGAAATGCGGCCAATCTTTATTATGCTCACCGTGGGGGAATTCCGGTTGACCTCAATTCCGGAATGATGTATGAGAACGAACGTATGAGGCGTATTAAAGAGAAGCGTGACGCGTTGAAGGAAAAGACTGATGCCATTCTTATGAATGCAAGGCTGGGGGACCTTTCCTATGCGAGGAGTGTTGAGGATGCCAGAAGAAAGACGGAAGCTGACAACGCGGAGAAAAACATGGAGCATTTGCGTAAGCTTCAGATGAAAGAAATAGACGATGCATATAAACGCGGGCTGATTGGACTCCAACAGAAGAACGCACTTGAGTTGCAGGCCTCCAAGGCCAAAGATAGCCGGGAGTTGGAGGCTTTCAAACAACGAAATAGGGTCGCCTTAAAAAATGATGGGGGAGGAGCCGGGACAAAAGACAAAAGGGAGATTGCCTATGTAACCAAATATGGAGATGTGTCTTTCGATAACCCTAAGAATAAGCGTGCTGCAACATTATCTGTACTTGATGTAATGAAGAACGGCGCTCCGGATCAGGAAAAGGAAAAAATAGATAATCTTATTTTTAATATGATGAATGGAGATGTGGACAGCTATAACAAGGCAGAGATGTATGTATCCCAACATCTGAACAATGATGATGTTGCGTTAAAACATCTATATGAACTGGCCAATAAATATGGAATGGTTACAAGTGACAAACGCCAGCGGAATACGCGTAACAAAGCTCTGGAAGCTGTAAAAGGAAGGCCAAGCCCTACAAAAAAAAGTGGCAAGAAACAAAGTCCCACAGCATAAATATAAAAGTTGAACTTCATATAAAAAGCTATTACCATGCCTAATGATAAGATAAGCAATCTGTATAATACGTTCGTGTCTGACGGATACGATATGGAAAGCGAAGAAGATTTTCGTAACAACCTTACTGACCCACACAAGCGCAGGTCCGCTTATGATGCACTCGTAAAGGACGGTTATGAGATGGAGCCATTTGAAGAGTTTGAGATTAATATCGGTTTTGGAAGTAATACTAATTCTGAAGGTTCGGTAGCCCGCCAGGTTGCTGCTGAATCTGGTAACAACTATAACCCGGAAGCAGGAAAAGGAAGTGATCCTACATTGAATAATACCGGAAGAATATCACCTCCGTCCTCTCCGTATGTTACTGGAAAAGGAACGGATGTGCGTGTGTTTGATGTCCCTTATAATGATTATATCGCCATGTCTCCCCAACAACAGTCCGAAGTTTATCAAAAAGCCATAGACAAAAAAAAGGTTGAAGAGAATGAGCTGATTTCTCAAAGTCTGTCCTCTCAAAAAGAATCTGTAAATGCGGATTTGCGTAATGTGTATAACGAGATTAGGGCAGATGAAGAACAATACCGTAAAGAGCATCCGTTATTGTCTTTTCTTCAGGGATTCGGGCAGGCACAGACCGGGGGCAGGAATCAGAGGACAGTTGAAGCTGATCCCCGTTATAGAAATCTTCAAGCTGCATCAAATCTTATTGATGAGTCGGAGAATCTTCTGAATGAAGCCAAAGCAAATAAAGACAGCGCTATACGCAATTTTGGAAGAGGTTTTCGTGACATGGTATTTGATGTGGATACATGGACTGCCGGCTTTTCAGACCTCAACAACAGCCTCTCTTTATCCACAGTCCTTGATAAGACGGAAAAAGGTGAGGAACTTTCTCCTGACGAGCAGAGATTGCTTGACGCTTCCGTTATAAATCTTGCTGTAAACGCTTTTACATCTTCTGATATCAGTACTGGATATAATGTAGGGAAAACAAGTGCGTACAGTATTCCTTTTATGCTTGAGTTTGCAGTGAATCCAATTTCCCGTTCAGGAAACACTATTGCTAGAAATTTATTGGAATATGGGCTGAAAAGATTTGGCCGGTCTTCTGCCCAGACAGCGAAGAAAGGTGCACTGAACGCTTTGGGACGCGGCATAACGAGTGATGCTGGGAAATTTGCAGGAAGGTTTGTTGGGGATACCGCAGCAGCGGCCGGTATGACTGTGACTACAAGCCTTCCCCGTGTAATGAGCGGTGCGGTTGAGCGAATGAACGACAATTACACATATGACGTCGATGAAAATGGGGAACTTGCTGTTAAAAGAGATGGAAATGTCGGAATAGGGGAAGCAGTGGGAAAATCGGCCGCTTCCACTTTGTTAGAAAACCAGTCAGAAATGGTATTCAACGCTTTCAAGGGTATGGGAAAAAGTTTGTTCGGTGGGATAAATAAATCTCTTCCTGGAGGGGTTCAAGAATTCTTTAACCGTATCTCATCTTCGAAGCCGGGACAACTGTATAGAGAATTGAAAAATAACCCGACGATGCGTGAAATAGTCCAGCGTACACAATTCCACGGACTTCCGGAAGAATATCTGGAAGAAGTCTACAATAACTTTGCCAATATTCCATTGGGAGAAATGAGCTGGGAAGAGGCCACGGATCTTGACAACAATATACAGACTTTTCTTTCCCTGGCCCCCACTTCCGTCATGTTCGGAATGTTGGGGCTTGGCAGCATGGCTTCTGAAAGATATTCAAACCGCCGGAAACTGAATAGGGCTTTTGGAAGGATGAATGAAGAACAGAAGGCCGGATTGAAAGAACTGCTGCGTAAGTCCAAAGAGAACGGAAATGCTGAAATACGGGAGTTCATTAAAGCTACGATAGCCGATGAAAGCATGACACCGGAACAAAAACGTGAGCAGATAGAGCATGCTTTTGAGATAGCCAAAGGAAATGCCATCGATGATATCCAGGAGGCTGAGACGGAGGATAGTATCGAGAAGGAGACGGAGGAAATATCATCCCTTTCCGATCCAAGCACGGGGACTTATACGGAAGCAAACAGAATTGTCGTGAATGATGTCGGTGAAGAGGTGTTTGTTCCAGGGTATATAGTGGGCAATATAGGAGGAAGGCCGGTATGGGTTGCAGAAGGTATGGAGAATGTTCCAGAAAACAGAATCACCCTGAAGCCTGGAGAGCTGGACGAAAGTTCTGTCCGTTCCATGCCTACTCAGGAGGTGATGTCTTCTGTAGCGGACATGAGAAGGGCCCAGGCAAAGGAACAAGCTGAAAATGAGAGCAAGTACAGTCCGGATATTAAGCCTCCATTCATAAATGAGATGTTCAGTGACGGGACTAATACGTATCAGATAGTTCGGCAGGAGCCTGATGGCAGTTGGCTGGCCAATGTCCTGAATGAAAGCGGAACGCCCATTCGGACAATACCGATGACGGATGACGAGTATTATAGGATAAGGCAAAGCCAGATTGATGCTGAGGAACAGCGTACGGAAGGAGCAGTCTCTGGAAACAAACTGCTTTCAGACGGGCGTATGGCTGTCCAGACGGGAACAGACGGCAATGAGGTCGCATATGGCGTGACAGACCGTAACGGAAATGTTGTAGACAGTGGCTCAATGCAGGCTGCGGAGTTTTCCTCCTTGCAGGACTATATTCCGGAAAGCAACAATATGTCAGAAAAAGGAGCTGATAATGAAACTCGTCCAGAAGATGGAGAAAGCAAAGTGTCAGAAAATCCTACGGAAGAAGCCTATGCTATACCTTCTGATGAAAAAGGTAACCTGCTGTATCACAAGGTTCCGGTTAATGTTACTGTTGAAGCTTTAAATAAGGAAGAGCTTGAACCGGAAGAAGTGGATTCCTTTGTTAAAGCGAACAAGGATGCATCGGCAAAACTCCTTTCCGGATTGCAGAACAAGCCTCCCAAGATGGGTACAAACATTGCAAAGTATAAGGCAGACAAGCAGGCCTGGCAGGAAAAGGTTGCTGACGCTCAATCTCAGGTGGACTATTGGAATCTTATTGATGAAAGCATTGCAGCGTCACGCGTACAACCTGGTGACAAAACCGCTGAGGAAATACGTGAGATGGGAGAACCTCTTGACGGGCATGAACTGGCAGCAAGAAGTCTTGCCAACGGCAGATTGCCTTTATTGTATGATGACTATAAACGTGAACTTGGATTCAGTGACAAGGAAGCAAGTAAGATGTTCGGTTTATTCAAGAACCGCGATAATGGAGGCCTTACCATTGAACAAGCCGGAGAATTGCTCATGCAGGACGATTTGGAGGAAGGCACTAACTTCTTTGACCAGAATGATGCGAATGCCGGTCGTAACGCCATTCTTGATGTGCTTTCATCAGCACGGACACGTGGGGACCTTACCGAATTCATACGTAAGAATCGTGAGGCGATGGCCGAACGTGAACGAAGTGCGGAGGAAGAACACGATGAAATGCAGCGTGAAGCATGGGCACAAGAGAATTTCGGCATGAGTTATTCTGATTACGTAACCTTCAATGAGGTTATCGATGATATAATACGAGAAAAGGCTATTCCCGAAGAAGAAATTGGGAAATTCTATAATACCTTTGCAGAAGAACTTAATAATTGGAACAATGGAAGAGTTAAAGAAGAAACTGAAGGAAATGACCGCGGACCAGATAGTGAAGGAGGCGAAAGCGGCGAAGGAGTACTGCCTGACGAACAACTTGGTGACACTGGAGGAGTTGAAGCAGATACCCCCGCAGAGGCTGATGTCAACGCTGATAACGAGGGCGTACCTGCACCGGAAGAAAACATTGAGGCAAGAATAGAGGAAGCCCGAAAGGAGGTTGCCCCCAATCCTACGGATGCCCAGAAGGAAGCTGGCAATTATAAGAAAGGTCATGTAAAGATTGACGGCTACGACATTACTATAGAAAATCCGAAGGGTAGCGAACGTTCCGGCACAGATGCCAATGGGGACAAATGGAGCGTCACCATGAATAATGACTATGGATATATCCGTGGTACAGAAGGCGTGGATGGCGACCATATAGATGTATTCCTCTCGGATAATCCAGCTGAAGGAAATGTGTATGTTGTAGACCAGCTGGACACTACTACCGGAAAGTTTGACGAGCATAAGGTGATGTATGGATTCGGTTCTATACAAGAAGCTACTGATGCTTATCTTGCAAACTATTCTCCTGGTTGGATGGGAATTGGTGCCGTTACTGAAGTTTCCAAAGATGAGTTCAAGAAATGGATTGATTCTTCGCACCGAAAGACGAAACCGTTTGTGGAGTATAAAAGTGTAAATGCTGGTACTTCAAATGTCCGTTTCCGTGAAGTAGAAAGTGACAAAATAGCTTCTTTTGCCACAAAGCATAATATTAGTGAGAGTGATGTGAGAAAATATTCGCAATCCATGAAAGTGAAGAATTTGGGCGGCGCAAGCTACGCATTCAAATCAATAAGCAGGAGCATACGCCTTTTGAACTCGGATTTGTCATTAGGCCAATTCGTGAAAGTGTTTTCTCCAATTAAGAAGGAACTCTATGAGAATTTTGGCGACATAGATGCCTTGCGAGAAGAATACATACAACGTGAAATGGAGAACCGCAATGTTATGGAAGCTGCCCGTAAACGTGCAGAAGAGGAAGCCGAAGCGGAAAGGAAGCGTCTGGAAGAATTTGAACTGATGTCGGATGAAGAAATGGATGCGGCTTATTTCAAGGCGTTGGAAGCGAATGACGAATCCCGCATGCGTGACATTGTGAACGAGGCTGCACGCAGGAAAGGGTATGTTTCAGCCGATGAGTTTAGGATGGCACACCGTGCCCCTTCTTATGACGAGGAAGGCATCGACAAGAGCATGGTTGACGTTGCGGCAAACAAGGACCAAATACGTGAATCCTTGAATGAACAGTTTCGTATGAATAGGGACAAGTACAAGGATGAAAGTGCGGCTGCCATCAATTCCGCTTTGGATGCCATCGACAAGGGGGACAAACCGACTGTTACCATTTATCGTGCCGTTCCAAAATCTTTGAAAGAGGGAAAGGTAAGAAATGGCGACTGGGTTTCCTTGTCCGAATCTTATGTAAAAGTTCATGGCGAACATGCCTTGAATGGTAATTATAGGATCATGAAGGAGGAAGTTCCCGCCGAGAATCTTTATTGGGACGGGAATGACATCAACGAATGGGGATATGACGACCGGAGCGATTACCGCTACAAGGACACAAAGAACAACCGCAAGTTGAATGACCTGATTACTCGTGACAACAAAGGTGATGTCATCCCTCCTTCCAAGCGGTTTAATGCAAGAAAGGCAGATCCTCGTTTTCGTTTCATCGGCGAACAAGGTGCAGAGAACCTTGATAGGGCAGAAGAAGCTACCACGCGTCTCGATAACCTCTCCGTTGCCCGTGATATGGAAAAGGAATTCAACGCGAAGAAAGAACGTATTGCAAAGCTGCGTGAAAGCAAACTGGTGGAGATTACGGGAAAGGAGATTACTCCAAGTGAAGACTTGAAACAATATAAGAAGAATGCACTTGCTATTGGAAAATCCTTACAGGGAAAATACACCAATGCTGATACAGGAAATGTAATTCAATTGCAACGTGGAAGAAGGAATGGCGGAGTAAACGAAGTGTTGCAACATGATTATAAGGACAAAGAACATCTTCAATCCGTTGCGGCTATTCCTCAAATCATAGAACAGAGTATCTATATTGCTTCTGAAAGAAATACAGACGTGGAGAAAAATCCAAATGTCAGTGAATACCAATATTATGTTTGTGGGTTAAAGATTGGTGGCGTTGACTACACTGTAAGGGCTACAGTAGCCGTTGACAAGGATGGGAACCGTTATTATGACCATAAACTGACCCATATAGAAAAAGGCACTCTGATTGACAACCTTAACGGACTATCAAACTCCGTAGTTGAAAATCAGAGTGCCGAAAATGTCGGTTTTGGCGCAACGCCCGGCACTAAGCCTACTACCGAAATTCTTTCTGATGCCAAAGATACGAAGTTGCTTTCCATTCTCCAAACGAATGACAAAGAAAATGCCCGGAAAATTAAAATGGCTACCGGATGGGAGCGTGGAGCGGACGGGAAGTGGAGGTATGAGATGGGGGATTCCAAGTTGAAAGATACCATATCTATTGAAGGACGGGATTTTAAGCGAAATGTAGAGGATATGCTTTGGACATCCGGAAAACTTATTGATACAGTTGATGATGATAATTTGTTTAAGGCTTATCCCGAATTGTCTAATGTACGCCTCGAAACAGATACTATGGTTGAGGATATGCCATCCAACGGGTCTTATAACGCGAAGATGAAAACAATTACTATTCATGCGTCTGAATTGAAGTATCTTAATAAAATATTGAACCATGAGATACAGCATGCGATTCAAGATATAGAAGGGTTCTCTGGTGGTGGTAGTCCGGAGCTGTTTATGGATAAAGGCAGGATTAAGGAACTGGAGGAGTTACGCGATGAAATGGAGCGCAGGATTGAAGAAGGGGAAGAGGGCTTGGATGAGAGTCTTCAGGAAGTAGAGATGGAACTTTTTGATTTGAAAGAAGACACTCCTTACTATAAGTATAAATCCCTTTCCGGTGAAGTGGAATCCCGCAATGTGGAAAGCCGTATAGACATGACTCCGGAACAACGTCGTGCAACGCTTGCGGAAGAGACGGAAGACGTGGCACGCGAAGACCAGATTTTCTTAGAAAAAGCTCTTCCTTATATAAGCGCTTCCGCTCCCATTGCGGATGCCACATATAAAGAAGAGCTTTCTGATGCCAGAAAGGTAGTGGAAAATTTTGAGAATCCAACAGTTATTCAAGGAAAAATCACCCGGGTCATTGAAGATTTTTCTTCTTCTCTGCATACTCCGGTAAAGATTGCCCGTACTTATGATGACGTGACGAATGGAGCTGCCAAACGTGCCATCGAGCAAGGACGTTCGGTAAAAGCGTGGTTTGACCCGAACACCGGTGAAGTGGTGGTTTATCTACCCAACGCAACGGATGTGAACGATGCGGTGAAAAGTGTGCTTCATGAGGTGGTCGGTCATAAGGGGTTGCGCGAGATGCTCGTTTCCAAAGAGGTGAAAGGAGCGGAAGAACGCAGAATGGCATTCGATAATGCCATGATGGAACTTTACAGACAACTTCCTATTGAGGTAAGGAATGAGATAGCCGATATTGCTGTAAGAAGTTACGGCGGGGATGTTTCCATCGCCATGGACGAATATTTGGCTGAACAAGCGGAAAAAAATGAAAGCCCTTCATGGTGGAATAAAGTGGTGGCTACGATTCGAGATTTACTCCGTAAGTTCGGCATAGACGTGAAGCTCTCAGAAAACGATGTGAGGTATCTTCTTTGGGAGAGCCAAAGGAAACTCCGCAACTCCAGCAATCCCATAGACGTGGCCCGCGAAACAGTCATGCGGGACAAGCTGGGCATAGGGGAGCATTCTAAAAGGACATATCATGGAGGTGAGTCTGACTTTACGAATCCCTCCCTTTCCCGTTTTTCATCTCCGGCACGAAAAGAGGGAGAAAGCGTTTTGGACTACGCGGACCGTGTGGATAAAGCTTACAGAGAATTCCTAGAAAATCAGGAGGCTTTGAGGCTTAGGGAGGTGGATAAGGAAGATGGAGATGTACCGCTTACTTCACCTACTGTGCAAGCCTGGGATAAATTGGCGAATAGTACCAAGTTCTTGTTGAGGGAAACCGCAGTCGACTATCTGACCGCTGTAGAAAAATTCCAGGATTTGATATCAAAGACTTCGGGTAAGGAAATAAAGTCCTATGAAGATGCATATCAGAGTATGCTTGCACTTTCTTCAAAAAACAAGGATGAGATGGACCGTTTTGATTCATTTTTCGTAAAGCCAATGAACCGGGCAATATTGAAGCTGACTGGCAAAAAGAAAGGCTTAAAGAAATGGAATTGGGACCAAGGTCCTCTTCGGGAACTTGTGATGTATGTGGAAGCGAAACATGGCATTGAACGTAATCGGCAAATGGCCGTTGAGAATTTTGCATCGGAAGATAAAGAAAAGATGAACTCTTTGCTTGATATGTGGAATTTGGAGAAAGAACGAATAAATAAACAAGAAATCTCTTGGAAGGAAAAGCAGTTTCAATTGGATGAAGCCGCCGCTTTAATTGGAGCTGACCTTAAAAAGGACTACAGCGGTCTTTCTTCCATTTTCAAGGATAAGGAAGCGTATCCTGAAGGATGGAAAGAAGCATCGGAAAATTTTGTGAAACAGTATGAGGAAACCCATGAAAAGAAAGATATTGATGAGTTGTGGAAAACTATATCGAATGCAACTGGATATGCCCTGAACAAGCAATATCAGAGTGGGCTTGTCAGTAAGGAGTATGTGGAAAGACAATTGGGAAGGTTCGAGAATTATATTCCTCTCCGAGGTTTTAAAGACGAGATAGCCGGTGATGTATACAATTATATAGAAAATGAATACTATAAGGCCGGAAATCCGGTAAAGTCAGCCGGAGGACGTTCCTCGGAAGCAGGAAATCCATTTGGAAGTATACTTAATATCGCTTATTCTTCCATTTCGAGTGGAAACAAGAATATTGCAAAGCAGGATTTGTTCAATCTTATTTTGAACCATGGCACAGATGGTCTTGCTGTAATAGATAGGTCATGGAGGGTAACGTATGATGCGTTGAAGGATTATTCCGGACTTATCGTGATTCCGGAGAATAAAACGGGAGAAAATGTTGAATGGGTTGAAGCCGTTCCATACATACCGGAAGGGGCGTCTCCTGAAGAGGTGGCTGGGATATTGAACCGTTTTGAAGAAGCTATGGAAAGCTTGAAGAAAGACGGAAAGGCAGAAACAATCAACAAAAAGGGAAGCACTGCATATAAGACCCTTTATAAGGAAAGAAACGAGCACCAGATTCCTTTGTTTGTGGGAGGAGACAAATATGTGATTACCATAACTGGAAATCCAAGACTGGCGCAAGCCATGAATGGACTTCTGAATCCGGAAATAAACGAAGGCGCTCTGTCTGAAATAGGCAATAAAGTCCAACGCTTTATGGCAGGAGCTTTCACTTCAAACAATATTGCATTTGCCGTTGCCAACCTTTCAAAGGATACAATATATAGCAATAACCAGATGTTCATCCGTGAAAGTCCTGGATATTGGTGGAAGTTTACCAAGAACCAGAAAGCTGGCTTCTTAGAATATCCCCAGATGATGGTGCGGCTAAAAAAGTATCAAAATGGGACTTTGGATGTGAAGAACGATACGGATCAATTATTCAAAGAGTTTATGGAGCACGGAGGGGCTACTGGATATACATTTGTTGATACCCAGAAAGAATATGCAAAAAAACTGGCAGATGATTTGAATGGACTTGCTAAAAAGATGCCCCAAAAGCTTTCGGCAAAGGGCCTTTTCCATACAGTCTTTGATTCTATCGAATTTGCCGGTCAGTCCGCGGAACTTGTCAACCGTTTCGCAGCCTATAAGACAAGTAGGGAGATGGGCCGTTCTGTTAAACGCTCTATAACAGATGCAAAGGAAGTCACTGTAAATTTCAACAGAAAGGGAGCGGGAATAAAAACGGCAAAAGGAGGTAATGTTCCTGCAGGAATAGCATTGATGGCGGGCTTTTCCCAATATGGACGGGCTTCCATACTGTTCTGGAATGCGAATATGCAGGCTAAATATCGTTTTTATAAGAACTTGAAAGAGCATCCGGTAAAAACTGGAACAACCCTTATAGCTAACAGTATTGCACTAGGCGCAGTGACAATCCCGTTCTTGAACAATATTGTATTGCCGGCCCTTTATAGTGTGTTCGGGTGGGACGACGACAGTGACAAGGAAGATTATTACGACGTGTTGACTGACTATGAACGTACGAATAATATCTGTATCCGTCTCCCGAAAGGAAAGGGATGGTTGAAGATACCTTTGTCGCCAGAGCTGGCTCCGTGGTATTCCATGGGAGACTTGATTGGTGGGAAAGTTAATGGAAAATTGGATGTTACTACTGCTGATTTCTCAAAGAACTTTGTGGATGCAGTCTCTCCGCTTGGCATAAATTGGGAATATGAAGGACCTAAGTCGCTTCTTAACTTCATGCCTACAATTACCCAACCACTCATACAGAATGCGATGAATGTTAACTTCATGGGAAATTCCATAGCAAAAGAGCCTATCAGTGAAAAACAGAAATACAATCCCAAGTTCAAGCAGGTTTATAGAAACACCAGTCCCTTACTTATTGAGCTTTCAAAAACTATAAACAGTATTGGCGGTGGAGATGATGTCAAAGCTTCGGGTGCATTCACTGATTGGAATCCTGCCTATGTGCAGAATCTGATAAGCGGATATACCGGAGGTTACGGCAGTGTAATCTTGTCGCTCGCGGACTGGATTGTGGACAGCTCTAAGAATGAAAGTGCGTCAACCACTGCAAGCCGTATGCCTTTGGTCAGCCGTTTCTTTGTCAGTGGAAATGAAGAGGTAAAGCAAAGAAGAATCAATAGTTCATTTCACAAGGTGGGGGATTTTGTCAATGAATTCGAGCATGATTTGAAAGAATATACAAAAGCCATTAAGGAGTCAGAGAAAGATAAGGATTTGTTGAGAAAGGCAGAATATGTGGAAAAATTAGAGAAGCTGATAAACAGTCCTGACAGTAAGAAATACCAGATACTGAAAGAAGTAAACAAGTCCGTAAAGGAGTATGATAAATATCTGAAAGAATTTCCAGACGATGAAGAAACTCAGGCCATTGTGTATAGAATCAAAATGGAAGGCATAGAGATGTTGAGGAAATGATTGGGTTCCCTGCAAAAGTAGAGCGGATGTGTACGGTGTGGCATATTTCCCCGGCTCTCTTCACATGGAAGTGACTGCCATACGGAAAAACAGACGAATGTGCGGCATTATATGGGATTTTCAAGTTAATTCCGTTAAATTTGCCGCACTGTTTTCAAAATGTCTGTGAGAAATGAATCAAAAAAACGTGTATGACCTGGCGCAGGAACGCTTGGAGGTCATATTCCGGGAGTTCGATAACATATATGTTTCGTTTTCTGGAGGAAAGGACAGCGGCGTACTGCTCAACATGTGTATTGACCATATCCGAAAGAACGGATTGAAACGCCGCATCGGTGTATTCCATATGGATTATGAGATACAGTACAGCATGACTGTGGATTATGTGGAACGTACGCTGCACAGTAACCTTGATGTGATTGACGTGTATCATGTATGTGTGCCTTTCCGTGTAACCACTTGCACTTCCATGTACCAGAACTACTGGCGTCCATGGGATGACGCGGAGAAGGAAGTGTGGGTGCGGAAGATGCCTGATGACGCGCTGACTGTGGGTGATTTCCCGTTCTATGACCGGAAGATGTGGGACTATGATTTCCAGGTCGGCTTTTCCCGTTGGCTGCATGGCAAGAAGAGGGCGGGGAAAACCTGCTGTCTGGTGGGTATCCGGACGCAGGAAAGTTACAACCGGTGGCGTGCGATTTACAAAAACGCCAAGGAACGGTACAATGACTATGAATGGAGCACCCGAATTGATGAAGGGATATACAATCTCTATCCTCTTTATGACTGGAAGACAGAGGATGTGTGGGTTGCCAACGGCAAGTTCGGATGGGATTACAATCATTTGTACGATTTGTATTATCAGGCGGGGGTGAGCCTTGACCGGCAGCGGGTGGCAAGCCCGTTCATCAGTGAGGCGATAGAAAGCCTTGCCTTGTACAAGGTCATAGACCCCGATACATGGGGGAGGATGATTGGCCGGGTGAACGGGGTCAACTTTTCCGGGATTTACGGGAACACCCATGCGGCGGGAAGGAAAAGCGTCAAGCTGCCGGAAGGGTATACGTGGAAAGGTTTCATGGAGTTTCTCTTGTCCACTTTGCCGGAAGCTACCCGGAATAGGTATCTGAAAAAGCTTGATACCAGCATACGGTTCTGGAGGGAAAGGGGAGGATGCCTGAGCGATGAGGTCATACAGAAGCTGAGGGACCGTAACATTCCCATAGAGGTGGGCGAAGGGACAAACTATAAGACGGACAAGAAGCCGGTACGTATGGAGTACCAGGATGACATAGACATTGAGGACTTCCGTGAAATACCTACCTATAAGAGGATGTGCATTTGTATTCTCCGGAACGACCATGTATGCAAGTACATGGGTTTTTCCCTTAACAAGGAGGAGAATGAAATGAGACGGAACGCCATGAGGAAATATGACAATATAGTAAATGATTCCCAATGACATGAAATTCACTTGAAATTTCGAATGAATGCCTTATCTTTGCATGAAATGATACTTACTCATAAAAAACGGCTGGCAGTATTACTTTCCGTGAGGGAGGCAATACCGCATAAGTATTTTGTACACAAGGCTGTTTTGTTGATTTAGTTATTGGCTTGCGGGCACATACGGGTAATATATGTTTGCTTGTAATTGTATGAGTTTTTTTCTGAATATCGTTTTCCCGTTGTGTCTGGCAATGTTCCCACCCGTTCCGGCTGTGACAGTCTGAGCGGGTTTTGTCTTTTTACACGGATAAAAGAACATGCAGTAGGTCATTCATTACGTTTTATTTGCGTTTTTTAATTAAAAGGCATAACTTTGCGCGAAGTTGATTAATACTAATCAAAGCGTTTTTTATTGACTATCGACAGCCTCGGGTGTCCGTGAGGATGAAAATATGGGTTACGAGGCTGCCTTTTTGTAAAATCAGTTATTAGTTGTGTGCGTATGTTGTACATTCATGCTTGCTATAGGAAGCCGTAAGGAATCCTTTCGACCTAACGTCTCGGTGGAGGCAACAATGTGCGTAATCAACGTCTGTACCCGTTCAATCCGTGAGGCCAGGACGGGTTTTGTGTATATGTACTAATTTCTACTTTCATATTGCGGGTTTGCATATTATTTCTATTTTTGCAGAAGATTTCATATAAATATATAGTAGTTTCATAGTCTCCTTACAGAGGTAAGGAATTCTATGTTTTAATACTCTTGACCGTCCAGTCCGGGAGGATAGGACGGTTAGAATATTTTCGTAATATCAGCCTTTATATAAAGGCAAGCATTCCCTGAATTTATTGATAATCAGTGCTGCCATTAAATCACATCCTTTTTGATTGGGATGTAGGGCTACATCATACGATAAATTTTCCAATGTAGCTTCATTGGCTTGGGACAAACTAAATATATCTATCACTGGTAAAGAGAACCATGATGCACATTCCTTTAATATATCAACATACTGTGTCAAGTAAACACCTTTATGAATCTCATACCATTCATCTGGAAGATAATCATTGAATTTACAAGCCTTTCTTGGAGTCATAATAAATATAAGAGCATCCTCATTGGCTTCATAGATTTTATCTATTATCACTCTTAAGGCACCTGCATAGGTTGCTGAACCAGTCTTATTCTTGAAATCATCCAATGTGCCAATAAGATTACCATATGCAAAATCATTTATACCATAAGCTATTGTATATATGTCTGCCTTTGGCAAGACTTTACTACCATCAAGTAAAGCATCTGCATACTGTAGCATCTTCCACCCATTTTGCCCCTCATTGTAGTAATTACTAAACTTGAATGCCTTCATTACCGCTCTTTGATACCCATAAATATAATTAGTATCTATCCAAGTTATAGAGTCGCCAAGAGTACACCAACTCATTTTTGTATCAATCTGGTTTAAACCATTTTCACTACTATATGAGCTCTGTGGGAATATACCCCTTCTGGTTCCATAGATGGAAGAATCATCAAACTCTTCATCAACTATCTGGTCCCCTACACAAACCTTTATATCATATTTACTCTGAGAATTATCATTATTCTTAGAAAAGCCGTTGAATATTAGATAATTATATCCATATGGGACAGTAACAGTTCTACCTACGCCATTCTTACCAATAGGGCAGTCTTCCCACTTTAATCTGAGTGTATTCTTTGTATATATGGTTCTGTTACTATCATCTGCTGCCATCTTCATGTTGTCAATATCCCTCACGGTAAATCCCACTACATTATGGCTGTTTTCATATAAATCATTAGCAGTTTTTATTGTATATTTAGCTAAGGGAATAACAGGAATGGCTACAGCTTCATACATATGGGAATCTATTTTCGCCAAGAAAAGTTTTCCATCTTCTGCAGCAGTTTGAACATAATACCCGTCAACAAAGTTCTTCTCAGGATTATAACAATTTATCTTTCCACCATATTCAAGGGGTTTGAAGAAAGAGCCTGCATTTATAGGTAATGAATGAAAATCTAAATGTTCATAATCGGCATATTCTTGCACTGATATAAAGTTGGATAATCTATGGTTGAAGCAATAATATTGGCTGTCTTGTTCAAGAATAAATACAACATATAGATCCTCCTCACTACTTTGAGGAATTGTTAGCATGTGAATATTTTCAGTCTCATGTCCTGCTAATCTTGTAAAGGAGGTGGAAACATCTTGTACAATAGCAGAATTATTAGGTATCACTTCACCAATTTCATTGAATATTCCTTTATTTGCCAATATAAAACCTCCATTGGTACCATTACCATTAATATCAAGACCTATAAAAGCATAAGTCTTTCCTGGTTTAACCTTAGCAATTCCAGAAATCATCTTAAAGCCTGCACTGGAGAAGAATTTTCCAGTGGATATATACATGTTATAACATTCAAATATACCAATTGTATTAACATGAGTAACCGTAGACCAATGAAAACTATTATCCCTGACTGTAGAAGTCTTTAGCTCTTCTATATCCCTAATTTTAACATTAGATTTAAAAGGCTTTATTTCAGTACCTTCATATATCATTAATCTGCCTAAGATATTGTTGCCGACTGTAGTCTGTGCGATATCTACCGTCATTATTAAGTATCCATCACTTTCCGGTGTAAATTGCCAATAGGAAGGATTCACATAATTGCTATCACCACTTAGTAAAACTCCAACAAAATCTTCATCTTTTGAATATGTTCTTCCCTCTAAATCTTTATTGACGAGTGCTACAATTCCTAATTTGCTGACATCCCACTTTGTCCCATTTGAAAACACATCTTGAAATAAAGTATATGTAGTATTGGCTTTTACCGGAATGGTTATAGAGCAAAAGTCATTTCTTTTTTCATCTTGGAATATATAAGGATCATAACTTAATACCAATATATTACCTAATAATTTCGCATCTGTGTGAAATACCAAATTATCCGGGTCATTTCTTATTTCTCCCAATAAAGATGTTCTAAATAAGGTTGTTATCCTTTTAGATAAATCTGTAGTTTTATTTCTCAATTCAGTAATATTAGATGATACTGCCTTTTGGCTTATCACCTCTGTTTCGCTATCCCCTAGTTCCTGGACTACGCCTGCAGCGATGCTTGTGAATTGTCCGTTATCCACCCATCCGGATTCGTCTTTTACGTGTAGGCGGTAGATTGGGTTGGTGTGGGCGGTGTCGTCGCTGGCATAGGTTGGTCCGATTGCCCAGATTGCACCTTGGGGTTGACCTTCTGGAATCAAATCTACGGAGGTTCTGTAACCGGAAATGCGGAGATTGTTGGTGAATGTTCCGCTCAGGTCCGTCCATGTCTTGCCTTCATCCCGGCTAATCTGTATCTTGCCGATATTGTCAGCCTGGCTGCTTCCGGAAGTCCCGGTGAATCTGAACCATGCGGCAATGTAGTCCGAGGAAGGTTCCCAGGTCTTATTGTCATATGAGTGGTACAGCTTGTTGTCTATAGTCTTCAGCCATGGTGTAAGTCCGTTGTCTCCCTTCGGTCCGACCGCCTTTATTCCGGTGTCCTCGCCGTTGATTATCCATGTGCCCTTTGCGCTCACGGAAATCTCGCCGGAAAGTGAAAGCTCGTCGATACGTGCCCAATTTGCGGAAAGGCCCCAGTGTGTGTCATCCGTTCTGCTGTCGTTGACGCACTTCTCGACAATAACCTCGTCTTCCATGTTGCGGTAGCTGATTTGGATTCCCTTGCGTCTCATCTCCTTTGGGAGAAGAGCCCTTGTCGCCTCTGCCGTCCCCATAAACTGGAGGAAAACGTTGTTGTATTGGGCAAGAATGCTTTCGAGGCTGGCACCGGTCTTGCCGTCGTACACAGCCTGAGTGTATGTTATCGGAAACACCTTCCTTACACGTCCGGTAAGCCGGTCCTTATCGTAGAGCTGTACGATGTCCTTGTACTTGTCCAATCCGCAGCTGTTCTGGGCGCATGCGGAAATGTTTTCCATGTTCAATTCTGCTTCCATAATTCTGTAATTATTAAGATAAAGCTGTACCGTCAAGATTCACCCATGACGTACCGTTCCATAACTTCATTTTCTTCAGGCTGTTGTCGTACAACATCTGGCCTTCTTTGTAACCACCTTCTATTGTAGCGGTAATGTATTCTAGTATGTTGCATCCTGAAGGTATAATTTTAGTGTTATTCAATGTAACGGTACCATTTTTGATTGTCCCGCCTTGAAAGTCTATTGTACATCCAGATGGAATTGTTAGAGCACTTCCTTCAAGGTCTATATCCTTAGTTATCTTGTAGATAGTATTAGTTCTATTAAATTTATCTTGTATTGCCATACATCTATTGGTTTATTTTTGAAACAACAATAAGTAAAGTCATTAATATGAAAGTAAAAGTAGTACTAGACTTATATACTTTAATTAGTTAGATTATTATTACTTTAGACATAAGAGTACCATCAATATTATAGTTAGCTTTATCTCTACCATGTATGAAAGGCAATACTTCTTCTCCATTATTATTAGAAATATATGTGAATGGATAATAAGCATCAGTAACAGGATAAGGGTAACTGTTATAATGAACAACTCCTCTTTCAGCATCATAAATAACTAATAAATCATCTAATTCATGGTCAATAATTAATTGCTTAGTTTCAACTCCATCCCCTGTAGCCCATATCTGAGTAGTTGAGAGAAGTGCTCCTGTTCTTTCTGCATTATTTTCTTTAGTACATCCCTTAAAAACATACTTACCATGCATGAAAAAGTTTAAGTATCTTGAAGATAAAGAAACAAACTTACAGTTATAGTAATAACTGTCCTTAATCATATTAATGTTGTTACCATCATCTGAATTAGACAGCACAATTATGCAATCCTCAAACTTTTTATAAATGCTATTTGGATTATTAGAGTACCTGTAATTATATAAAGTACACTCTTTATATACATGATTAAATATTTCTGTTGTATCAGGATATAATCCAATAAAGCATTTATTAAAAGTGATAGTATTGTTAGGTACGGTAGGTTTAATTGTTGAAGTATTAATTTTACTTGGATAAGTACCAACTTCTATCTCTTTATAGCTACCCATATTAGTAGTATTGCAATTACTAAAATTTAGATTAACCCCATTTAATATTGTAATTGAAGTATTTGCAATATTAAAATTTTGTCTGGTACGTTCAATTCTTAAACCATCTATAATAACATCATATAATCCCATTATGCCCTGAAAGTCTTCATCAGGAGTTATAGGGAAATCTACCATTATTATATTAAAAGTATTAGAACTATAACATCTAATATTCTCCATTTTTATAGATGGGAGATATTTATTAGTAAGTTCACTTCTTGGGTTAATATCCTTTGTAAATCCATATAAATATAAAACCCTATTATTATAAAATTGACAGTTTCTAAATATTAATTCGTGAAAAGTATAAGCATTATAAGTGCCCTCTTGAAGGTAAGGAATAAATTGAGAACTAAAAATGCAATCCTCAAAATTAATTATACCATACATCCCTGAGAATTGATTATACTTGTTTCCTGTAAAGGTACAATTATAAAATTTAATGTCTCTTCCATAACAATGAACATCAAACCTATTTATATTACTATTATAAATAGCTACATCATTTACATTATTAGCTCCAAATATACCCCAGTTATTATCATAACCTGTGATATTATCATATACTATATGATAAACTGTGTCTAATTCATAACCATGCCCACTACCTGTCACAGAGTACACATTATTAATATTCATATTAGTTATATTAAAAAATGCACAATGCTTCATTATAAAGGCATTATCTCCGTTTTTGGGAGTATTGACACCTTTAACTGTATTCAGGGTTACATTAGAAATCTCCATATTAGAGCAGTACTCAATAGAAATAAATTTAATCATTCCTACCCCATCTTCTCTTATAATAGTAAGATTCCTTAAGTATCTTTGGTAAAATTTATCTACCATCAAAACACATTCTATAGATGCATTTGCATTATAAGGTGTACATGGAAAATTAATAGACTTATTATTTCTAATACAAATAACATCTTCTCTATATCTGTCCTCTGCTGATGTAGCTCCTCTTCTTGCTGTCCACAACTCTGTATCTTTCACAAACAGAGTATATTGCTTGTTATTGTCAAGGGAATAATTACCATTTATTACATTGTCTAATGTAATTGAATTAGGGATAATATCCTCTTGACCTGATAGAGTAAATAATATATAGGAGCCTGTAGGTTGAGTATTAGTTATATGAAATACTGCCCCACAGAAATCATCTTGACCTGTTAAAGGTATGCTCTTAAATCCAGCATTTATTTTAATATTAACTTCCTTAATTCCATTATATGAAATAGAAGCTCCTAAGTTCTTTGCTGCTAAGTGTGTTAAGTATATCTCTGTATAATTATCTGTTTGTTCTGGTTTAAATCCAAACATATAAGGATTAAGCTCAGAATTAATATTACCAGATAGAGATATATTTATAAATATAATGCTATTACTTGCATTTATAATATTAGTACCTACAAAATTAATACTACCATCTTTAATACTTCCCCCTTCAAACTGCAACACACAGTTCTCCGGCACCGTAATTGTCTGCCCCCTCAAAGAATAGTCATACGTAATCACGTATATGGTGTTGGGGCATAACATCATCCTTTGTGTCAGCACATTTACTCCGTTTACCATGTTTTTCCGGAGAATCCTTCTTCCCATACCAGAATAGCTGTTGGGATTGTAGTCTTTGTCTTTCAGGGTGATGCGTCCCCCCTTTGTAGTCAGAAATTCGTCATCGGGAAAATTCACGATGGGACCGAAGCCTATAAGTTGCTTTACGGCATCGCTCAACATGTCCACAGTGATGTATCCGTCCATTATATATGGAGGATTCTTCACGAACAAGTCGTTGTATATTTCCGATATGTAGTTCCGGACGGCATCACGGGTAAGATACTCGTCAACTATTCTTTTCCCGAATTCGTCCGCTATTGCCCGGTCGGCCACAAAGTTGGGCATGTCGGCTATAAAGCTGAGAATGTATTTGGCGGTGACTGAACCATAGTCGCTTGGCATCCATATCCTTTCTCCGTTTTCCTCTTTGAGGACGTATCCCATGGCGTCATCAGTGACATATACCTCATCTCCATCTTTTATATCCGGCAAGTTGTCCCGCTGGCTTTGGGTCTTTACGACAAAACGGGTGTCTCTGTCCTTGAGTTGCTGGAGAAGGTCCTTCACGTCGGCCACTATCCGTTCATGTGTCCATTCAAGCCATTCACTTTCTGTGCCGTCGAAATCTCCGCGAAGGACGGCAATTTCATAAGCGGAGAGGCCGTCATATCCATATGAGGCGACGGATGATTTCAGGGGTAACGTGACTTCTCCACTGGATTCCGTGTCGTCAGCCTCAGTCGGATAGGAGGTGATGGCAAAGGCGTATTCTACACGTGAACGCATCAGGCTGCGCTCGTTTCCCCGGAAATCATGCGGATGTATTGTATTATGGTCGTTCGGATTTATTCCCGGTCGGGGAACACGGTGTGGAACGGGGGCGTCGGAAGGGGTTATTGTGTCCCTGACGGGAAGCAGGCTGTTCCAGTTCTTCACATATATGGTTTCCAAAGAGTAGGCTCCTTCCGGCAATCCTTGGGGAATGTCCATGAGTAGCTTTCCTCCTTCGGCTGTGGCATCAAGAAGGTATTTCTCATTGGGCCCCACAAGAAAGCATTTTACCAAAGCACGGGAAAAGTCCTCTCGTACCGGGCTTGTACCTTTGAAGATGCTCCATTCTATATGTATGATCCGGTCTTTGTATATGTACTGCATGATTTTATGGGATTATGAATTGTTTGTTCTGGTTAGGGAGGATGTCGCTATATTGAAGAATACCTGCCCGAATTCTGTATTGCCCCGGCTCGTTTCAGTAAGACCGGCGCAGTAGTTTATAATGGCAAAACGCAGCAGTTTAGGAATGATGACGGATTCCTGCCCGTCATCATTTTCTGTAATTGACGGTATTTTCACGTACAGTGCTCGTTGTATGGCGTGGTCATATTTCCCTCCGCTGTCCTTTCCTGCAGTGAAATATTCCATAGTGCGTTCTCCCTTCTCATTATGTGAGAACACACATACTGGCTTTATTGGGGTTCCCCGGGTGAAGGCGTTGCGTTGCATGAGGTCAATACTGCTTCCTTCCTCGGCGGCATTCACGACGGCTCTGTTCCATGTCTTCAGTTTGAAGCTGACCAGTCTAAGGAAATCTTCGGGAAGAGTCACTGTTCCGGAACCGTCGTCTCCGGTAATTTTGCCTTTTTCCGAAATGGACATAGCGATAGGGGAGAGAAGACTTACCGGGCAGGCTTCAAGTATGATACGGATAGAGTCAAGGAGTTTTGCACGGATGATTTCGTTCAAATCCATGTTGTCCGTATTGTTTTCCTCAAGATAGGAATACTCCAGACGGTTCTCATCAAGGGTTATGCGAACCTCCTTGACTAAATCCTCTATCAGCGCTTGTTCCATACTGCGGTTGTTACGTTACTGCAAATTGGGGAATGCAATGTTTTTGGCAGCAGCCTCGGAAGCGATGCTCTCCGGTGTGGTCAGTCTTGTGGAAGGTACGCCATGGCTGGCATTAAGGTATTCTCTGGCCTCCTGCCATGAAGTGACTTCGCGTATTTCGGTCGCATTACCTTTTTCCTTTCTTTCACTTGGAATCTGTTCCCCTTCCTCTCCCGGGGCGCGGTTGTATACACGCCCGTACATGTCGCTTGATTCCAGCGCTTTCATTTCGGCGGGTATTTGGGTCACATAAATGCTTCCACCCTTCATGCAAGGAGTGAATCTGAAACGTTTGTCCTGCCCGGACACGGGAAGGGAGAAGGAGATGTTCTTGTCTGAAATATAACGCATATCTATTGTTGTTTATGGATTGCAAATTATTTGCGGGCTGTGTTTCTACAGCCCGCCGTTTGTTTTAGAGACTTCCCATTTTGACGCGTGCGTGTGCGTTGGGGTATACAAGATAGCAGCAGCTGGCTTCCTTCATGACAACGGCCTGGGTATCACGTTTGGCGAGTTTTGCCATATCGTACTCCTTGCGGCTCCAGGTCTGGAATGTCTTCTTTCGGAGGTATTCCGGATCAATGATGAATATCTCGTCTGATTTCTCGTTCTCATTCATCAGTTCATGGTGCATTACAAGCAGTTTCCCGAAATTGGAGTCGAAGGAAGTGAACTTCAGCCCCCAGCGTTCAAACTCTTTCACTACCTTGAAGCGTTCGCTCTTCATTTTGGCAAGAGTGGCCAGGGCTTCGGAACCGGCGAATCCGATCTTGATTCCATTTCCAGAGTCATTTCCGGTAAAAAGGTCCTTCAGGAAGTCGACCATCTGGTCATCGGTGACTGTAACCGTACTGTCCGATTTGGTTCCAAGCGCCATCTCTTTTCCGGCCATCCAGTAGATTCCACCGGTGAAGTACACGTCGGCCCCGCTTTTCTTGGGGTCCTTTGATTTTCCCTTAATTCCGAACAGATAACTATTCTCCATGCCCAGGCGCATGTCGTATATGGAATCTTCTTCCATGTCCGAGAAATTCCAGTCGACATTCTTTGCCCACATTTTGTCGAAAGTGGACTGTTCCACCTGCATCATGAATTTCTGGCAGTATTGCTCTTCCGGAGTGGGCAGGTTATAGAACTGTCCGGTTTCCACATCAATTTCCGATGCGGCACGTCCCATTCGGATTATTTTTGTGTCCTTGGCAATCTGGGGAACAAGACTATTGGAGTTGTCGCTATTCTTCAATCCGTTAACGGCAATTACGGTCGGGTATCCGGTTTCATCGTTCTTGCCTATAACATAAAGCATGAGGTCCTTTGTGTCGGCGGTGGCTCCATCATCCTTGTATCCTTTTACACCTACAACACGAATGGTGTCTGTCACGCTGAATAGTGAGGCATCGTCCACTTGGATGGAAGTGGATGACTGTCCGGGACTCATTGCTGTGACAGCGGCTTTCAGTGTCGTTCTTATCGGGCGTGTGGATACGCTGTAATACTTGACGATCATCGAACCGCTTCGGGATATGGATTCTGCACTTCGGGTAATTTGGTCAATGGGAGTTCGCATCGGCCGCATACGGGTAATCCGCTTGTCCACTTCCTTGGCGTAATAGTCAGGGTCTTTTTCTCCGGTAACTTCCATTCCGGTTGTAGCGGTTGAACCGGCAGTCGCATCCGTGATTGTGACACCTCCGTCTTCCATATCACTGGTCTGGCCTCCCATGGCAGTGGCTGCAGCCATGGAAACACCGGTAACGGAACTCAGCAACACAGCCAGCAGGAACAGCAGCGAGTTGCCTAACATACTGAGTAAATTCTTCTTTTTCATTTTGATAAACAAGTTTATTTGAATAATGTATTTAAATGTTTTGGTCAATCTTCCCATACACTTTTGGGACGGCTGTCAAGCATGGCAAGCAAACCGTCTTTGGGGGCGTTCCCGGTATCACCGCCTGATGACGGGATGGAACCTGGCATGTTCTTGGATTTGGACCGTTTGCGCTTTTCTATGTCAATATTCGCATTCCGTCCTGCAATTTCCCCCTCATTCCGTGCCTCTTCAATCATTTTATCATATTTGGCTGCTTTCATGAGCATCATCCAATCATCTTTGTGGATTTCATTTGTGATTATGCGGTCAAGAAGTCCTCCGTCCGCGTAAAGGTATTCATATGCCTTGGTCGCGTCCTCATCGGTAAAGTTGCCTTCATTCTGTGCCGCATCAAGTTCGTCGAGCATGGTCTGCATGTTCGCTTCTGCCTTGGCCTGAAGTTCCGCATTCCTGGCCTGCTGTTCCGTATGTTTGGTAAAGGCTTCTGCCAGCTCTTTTGCTTTCTCCTCATCGTTCAGAGCTTCCCGGAACTCATCTCCATATTGTTCGATAAGATATTCCATCGGATTTCCCCCCTTGCGCATTACCATCAGGAAACCGGCACTTCTCGGGTCTTTGGACAGCAATTCCCCAAGTTCACGCTGCGCTTTGTCGGCTCTGTCAAATCTGTCAAATTCCGCGTTGATTTTTCCGTAGAATTCTTCTTCGTCTTCTGCCGGGATGTCCGGATAGTTCTGTGCAAAACGCTCCATGAAAAGCTCCTTCTTGCCTTTAGGTTTCTCTGTTTCAGCATTTTGCATATTCTCTATTTCTTCCATAGCTTAACTGTTTTTGGCAAAAATAAGGTTACATACAATTTATATAGTGATAAAACCTACATGTTGTTACAATGATTTTGTAAATTTGAAAGTAAGCTAAGTATTTAATTATGAGAAAGAAAGGTAGTGTTTTTTTAATGTCGAATGATAGAGACAAGGATTTGATTAGGGCTTACCGTGAGGTGATAAAAAAGCAACTGAATCTGTATGGGAGAATAACGGCGACCGGTATTATGGCGAAGGTGGTCAATTCTCCGGCATCACGTTACTGGGTTTCTTCAGAAAGGGCCTATTCCGTTATCCTGAAGATGGACAAGGGGGAAAGCATATCGTATATGAAAACGCGTGCCCAGGTGTTCTACCGTTCATTGTACAAGGATTTCTGCGTGTATAGAGAATCCCATTCTGGACTTCCTTCCAAATACATCGTAGAGATTGTGATACAGAGGCCGGCTCCGTGCTTTATGATATCACCCGCTTTTGCCAGGAACATTATTTTCAGAATGAAAAAACAATGCAGGGAAGAAAAGATGCGCAGGCTAAAGTCACGCTGATCATTTTTCTTGCTGCGGCATATATACTTCCGGTAGATTCCGGCAGTATACAATCCGGCGCGGGATGCCATTGGTGGTCGTATGCGGTAAGCCAGTTTTTCCACGTGAATATATTTCATCTTCTGCTAAATGTATTTGCACTGAATCAGTTGCGCTTTTCGTGGAGGGAACTGGGCATATCCTTTCTGATAGGTAGTTTGGCCATGACCTTATCGGCCGTCCCGGTCATGGGGGCCAGCGGCATGATTTATTCCATTATGGCGTTCAGAATGGCAGAAAGAAAAATTGGAAGGAAGGCATGGATTGTATTTGCCACCGCAAATGCGGTGACAGCGTTTGTCCCTTCCATTGCGTTCGGTGTGCATGCCGCGTCATTTTGTATGGGATTCACACTTAAGATGCTGATGAAAAGATATGGAGAATATAGAAGAGCTAGTAAGGGAAGATGAACGGAGAAGGGAAGTGATACATGCTCCTTTTGACCCTATAAGCGGGGAGGGGTCTGTCGGTAAACGGAAGAAGGTCTATATAAGTGACCTATATCCGTATAACATGTATTTACCTGAAACTATGTTTGGAAACAAGCTGGTCAAAGAAATAATCAAGGCTAAGGGAATACGGGAGTTTTGTCAGAAAAGGTATAACGACCATACTCCTGAACTGAGGGAAATGGTAATCAGGAATTTTGTAAAAGTGAGATGCCGGCATGACTATCCTTTTTGCGCCTATTACGCTTTCGAGATAAAGAATAAGGAAGGCGGGAAAAACATACATTTCAGATTGTCATATCCCCAAAGGTATCTGTTGGGAATATTGGAGGAGATGCGTCTGGCCGGAGTTCCGATAAGGATTATTCTGCTTAAGGCACGCCAATGGGGAGGCAGTACATTGGTGCAGCTATACATTGCATGGATTCAATTGTTTCATAAGGAAGCCTGGTATTCTGTGATAGTGGCCCAGGACGGAACGACTTCGAGAAAGATTAAGGCCATGTACAGCAAAATGCTGGAAAAACTTCCTCCATGGCTTATCGGTGTTCCTGACGATGCGGAGCTCTCTTTTACACCCTATGAAGGGAGCCAGCTTGACAGTATCATAACATATGGGAAAGGAACCAATGCCAAGGTGGCGCGCGATACGGTGATAACGATAGGAACATACAACAATCCGACTTCGGGCCGTGGAGGAGACATGTCATGTGTCCACTATTCGGAAGTGGGGTTATGGGAAGACACTCCGGGAAAAACTCCGGAAGATATCATACGCTCCATATCCTCTTCCCTTCTTCTTGCTCCTCTCACCGTGGAGGTGATTGAAAGCACGGCTAACGGAATGGGAAATTTCTTTTATAGGGCATACACATCCGCAAAGAGGGGCGAAAGTAACAGAAAGGCGGTTTTTGTACCGTGGTTTTTTATAGAGATGTATGCCAAACCAGTGGAGGATACTTGGAAATTCGCACAGTGGCTGTATGGAAACAAGGATAACCCAAATCCTCCGGAGGGATGCCTTGACCCGGGGAAATATTATTGGAGGCTTTGGGAGCTTGGGGCGACATTTGAGGCTATCAACTGGTACATCGAGAAGAGGAAGGACTATATGGACCATGCCGATATGGCGGCTGAATTCCCGAGCGATGATGTGGAAGCCTTCAAGAACAGTGGCAGAATGGTGTTCAACACTTACCATATAGACCGTCTGAAAATGAAATGTAAGCCTCCTTTGTATGTTGGAGAGGTTCAGGGGGATTCCGTACAAGGAAAGAGGTCTTTGACAAATCTTCATTTCTCTGAGGATTCTGGCGGTCAGCTCATGGTATGGGAATTGCCTGATATGTCCGTTAAGGTGGCAAACCGTTATCTGGTCGTAGTGGATGTGGGAGGAAGGAGCCGGGGTGCCGACTATTCGGATATTCTTGTTATGGACAGATATTGGATGATGTACGGAGGAAAGCCGGAAGTGGTTGCGGAATGGCACGGGCATATAGACCATGATTTGCTCGCGTGGAAAGCCGCCCAGATAGCTAAATTTTATGGGAACGCATTGCTGGTGATAGAGTCCAATACAATCGAGACAAGAGACAATGATACGGACGGAGACCAATCGGGCCTTATATTCAACCGTATAGCGGACTGTTATGACAGACTATATGTACGAAAGGCTTCAGAGGAGAAGATAGCCCAGGGAATTACCGGAGAGTACGGATTCCATACAAACCGGAAGACAAAGCCTTTGATAATATCCAACCTTGTAGCTTGCCTTCGTGATGATTTGTATGTGGAGAGAAATATAGGAGCCTTGGCCGAATACGCGGTCTATGAGAAAAAGGATGGTGGGTCCTATGGAGCTGCCGAAGGAAGCCACGATGATATGGTGATGGTCCGAGCGATAGCCTTATTCATCTGTCTGTGTGAAATGGACTTACCGAAGATTATTCCAAATGAGGATACGGGCATGCCGAAAAAGAGAAAGCCTCTGACTGAGGCCGGAATATAATGTTTTACTTTAATAAATGTTTATCATGAGAAAGATTATTAAGAAGTTAAGAATGTTTTTTATTCTGCTTGGTGCGGATTGGGAATTGAGTAGGGCTATACGGTTGGCTGAAAAAAAGTATTTGAAACGGGGGGTTAGGTTTTATGTGATACCTGATATGCGTCATAGGCTTGTGTCAAGGAGCTATGGGGAATTGAAGAAGATGCGGAAGGCTGGTATGTTTTCGCACCGGGCTACAGAGAAGGACTTTACTGCGGAGTGTTTCTATTACACGGCTTCCAGATTTGGAGACCGAATTTCTGCCGGACGCAAGAAAAGGAAAAGGCTGGAATGGCTGAATTACGTGGCTCAAGTGAGAGGATTGTAACAACAAAGAAAAGGCTGTCTGCGTCTGTGAAGCGCACCGGCCTTTTCTTTTGAGCAATATGGTCAGTTCTGTATCTGTGGAGCTGGTTGCTGCATAGGGATCTGTTGTTGCAGTTCTTCCTTCTGGGCTTGTATAAGCTGCAAAAGCTGGTCCGCGAACGGGAACTGTCCCACCTGGAGCATTTGTTCAAGCGTAATCTGTTTTGCATTGAGGAACTGAAGAAGTAGCTCGTTGTTGATGGCGCGGTATACCGGCGTGTCAAAGCTTTCAGAAACTGACAGGTCAAAGTCAACTCCTCCCATGGTTTGAGGGTCGTAGCGCACTATTGATGAGCGTCCCGCAATCTTAACAACCATCGGTTCATCATAGAATTGCTGTATATTTTTCAGCTTTTTTCTGGCAGCTGCCGTGATGAACCCGGAATAGAACTCAAGAAGGTCTATAATTGAGGTGGACGCGTTGTTTGCCTGGGTCTGGTAAAGCAGCCCTGAAGTTCCGGACGCTGCGGTTTTCCCTTGCAATGCGCCATGAACCCCGCTGATGTCATCCATTAGCTGCATCTGCAAAGTTATCATATCCTGAAGTCCCGCAACCTTATTCTGGTTGGCAAGTTGGGCCGGCGGTTTGGCTCCGTCTTTCAGTTTCAGCTTTATGACCCCGTCGAAACGTGTCCATTCCTCTGCTATGTCTTCCAGCTTCATATCGTCAGGTATGCTGCTTTCGTCTATAACAAGTACTCCCTTTGCCGATGATTTTACGATAAAGTCGTTTAGTATGATGTAATGGTTGATGTAACGCTGTTGGTCGATGACATCGGAGACGAAAGGGTGTATCTCACCGTCTATGAAGGGATAAGCCCGGACAGTATACGGATGTTCTCCATGCTGGTAAGGGGATTCCCCTTCTTCTATCACATCTCCGAACGGGGACATGAAGCGGTAGTACCAGTAGTTTTCTATTATGTATTCGTATTCTATTAACGGGACCTGGTCTACTGGCATCTGCAGGCGTATCTCTCCGGATTCGTCAAGCAGGTAGTTCCCTTGCATGTCCTTCATTCTGTTGTCCTCCATACGGGACCTATTCTCTTTTTCTATATCGTTCAGGCTGGCGTATGAATCTATGTATGCGTCGCCGGTAAGATAATCATGGCACCATAGTGCTTTGCGCTGTTCCTTGGTCCATATCTCTATTACCCGGCACAGTGACAGATTGTAGGGGGCGAGGAATGATACAAGATCGGCGGTGTTCCTTCGGAATGTATCAAGATATCCCTCTAGCATTTCCCGGTTACGCGCATTCTTGTAAATTTCCTGAAGACGTTGTATGTCAGCATTGCTGTGGGCAAAAGTGGAGGCAAGTTGCCCAAACGATATGTCATGAAGTTCTCCTATGATGGTCACGTCATTCATGCGTACATCGTTCATGGTGCCGTCCATAAAGAAAAAATTCGGATTGATGTTGTCTGTCCAGCAATCCTGGCGTTTTCCCCGTAACCCGTAACTTTCCTTTTGTATGGCAAGCCCGGATATCAGGAATTCCTCAAACATGCGTGCGTCCAGCTCTTTCTTTTCATTGATTTTGCTGTTGTATTCCAACATGGAGGTCATTGTTTCACCAAGGCGCTGTTCCTCCCGGTCACGGGCGATGCACACCGGGGTTTTGTTTTGATTACGGTATACTCCCATGACAGTGCGGGCAAGGCGGCGTATAAGATTGTTCTTCAATGGAATGTTTCCCTGCATGCGGATGTATTCCTCTTCTGTTATTTGTCTTCCGCAGTATTCCACCTTGTCCCCCCATTGGTCACCGTACATGTACCTTTTGTTCCGTTCACGTTCTTGACGAAATTTATAGAGGCAGTCCCAGGCGCGGGATGCCCTGAATATTATGTCCATCTGTCTGCCTTGGGGCGCATATTCCCGCTTGTCATAGGCCACGCTATCTATGGGCGGTAGAGGTTGTTTGGGTATAAGTTTCCTGCTCATTTCTATATTTGATTGTATTTACTGCAAAAATGGGTGATCGGGAATGAACCTCAACGATATAAGCTGACGGTCGTTAGGTTTTATCGTTGGCAGATAGCCGCTTCCGAATACTTTTGTTGTAAAAACAATAGCAAGAGTATGAAAAAAATCTTCTATGACAACCGCATTGCAAAGATCCTTCTGTGCATGAGCAGTTGCGATACTATCACTATCGGACCATTTGTATGCAGCAAATTGGAGGAAAATGAAGTAGGCCAATATGTCCGTAATCACGAATGCACCCATTCAAGACAATGGATAGAAATGGCAGTATTGTCCGGAATTGTTATATGGATGCTTTCAATCATGTTTGATGTATCCGAGTGGTATTTCCTTATCTCATCCGTCGCATTCTATTTATGGTATGGGATTGAGTGGCTTGTACGGGCGGTTCTCTTGAGGGACTGTATAAAGGCTTATGAGTCCGTCTCGTTTGAACGTGAGGCATACTATAATCAGTACAACCCCAATTATCTGGAAAACTCCAACTATTTCGCCTGGTTGAAATATGTTCTGAGTAAATAAGACAAAGGATGAATGAGTGTACTATGTTTATAAGAACAAATGAATAAGGATGGAAATTGATGTTGTAAATCTCGTTAGTGCTGTCGGTGTACTCCTTTCTGCCTATTTTGCATACAACCAGTATACGAAGAACAAGATGACCGATTTGAAGGTGGAGTATTTCAAGAAGGAGGAGGAGAGAAGGGGGTATCGTAGAAGTGAGAACTCAGCGAAGGTCTTCGGCGAACTTTGGCGTGTACTTTACGAAACAAAGGCTGATCGTGTTTATATTGTCCAGCCGCACCCTTTAGGGCATTCCGCTTTTCTGTCTATACAATTTGAGGTGAAAAGGAAAGGAATTGCCGGAATGCGCGAGAATATCCAATCCCTTCCAATGTCAGAGGTTGCAGTGTTTGCTGAAAGTCTGGCAAAGAATCTGTTTATGTCCTATTTGGACATTGACAGTCAAGTTAAAGACCGGGTGGCGAAATCTCTGTTGGCCACTAATGGATGTAACAGTGTAGCCATTAAACGGCTTAACAGCTCTCAAGATTGGGTCGGCAATATATTCTGCGAGTTTACGGAAGAATCAGACTTTAATGAGGAGGAGCTTCGAAAGGTTCTCCATGAAGCGGCTATTAATATCCAGTATATTCTTCCGGAATTCAGGGAGACAAAAATGTAAAGGGATAAGGATTGTTGCGTAAAATCAAAATAAAATGAAAACAATTGACTCAATCATCATACATTGTTCGGCTACGAAAGCCGGTCAGGATTTTCGGGCAAAGGATATAGACCGAATGCATAGGGCACGCGGATTCAATCAGATTGGTTATAACTTTGTGATAGACCTTGACGGAACGGTGGAGAACGGACGCCCGCTTTCCATGGATGGAGCGCATTGCAATACAAAAGGTTTTAGCGGAGTGTCCTACAATAAGCACAGTATCGGAATCTGTTACATTGGTGGGTTGGATGCTAATGGAAAGTCTGCCGACACCCGTACGGAAGCTCAAAAAAGCGCTCTCCGGAATTTGGTTGCGAAGTTGTGTAGGGAGTATCCTATCATAGAACTGTTAGGTCATCGTGATACGTCTCCTGATTTGGATGGTAGCGGAGAAGTGGAGCCTGATGAATATATTAAAGCGTGTCCTTGCTTTGATGTAAGACACGAGTTTAGCAATTTCTTGCGTAACGTTGTGGTACGTCCATAAAAGCGGTAATGTGCTTCCCAGCAGACTACCGCCAATCTAACATACACATTACGAACAATAATACATAATAACATGGGAAGTGATGAAAAAGTTCATTGAAAACAATATGCGTTTGTCTGAGTTCAGAAGGCTTGCTTTCTGGCTTGCCGTCGGTTTGTCCGCTATGCTGTGGAGTATACTGCTTTCATCGTGTGCAACTCCAAAGAATATGGAGCAGGAAAACCACATGGATTATTCTGACGTGTTACAGAAGATGCAGAGCCGTATGGATTCTCTTCTATATAATATGGACATGATACGGAAAGAGACAAGTGAGAAACTTTCTAATTTAAAAGTTGAGAACACTACTACCTATTTTTCTGTGCCCGATAGTGCCGGCAGGCAACATCTTACCGCTGTCAGTAAGACGATAGCCAATAAGGAGGAGAAAGAAAGCCAGAGCAGAGATACGGAAATAGCCGTAACCATGCAGCAACTTGTGGAGGAGGTGTCCGGTCTGAAGCAACAATTAAACTCCGTTATATCGGATAAGGAGAAAGTGGTTGAATTGTCCTGGTGGGACTTGCATAAAGACAAGGTTTACGCCGGAGCGATTCTATTGCTGTTTGTTTTTGTTCTAATTGGAAAACTGAAGAAAGGAGGCTGACATGACTTAGCATTACTGTTCGGGCGTGTAGAAGCGCCTATAGGAAAACTTATCGTATAGATGTGCTCTTCGGGCTTGGAGTAAAAAGAAAGCCCCTTCCCTACTGTCTACAAACTTCAAGGGAATACAACACGGTAGCATTGTTTGGGGCTTAGTCCTATTAACAACGCTGCCGTGTTTTTGTTTCACAAGGATTAATGTTATAAAGCAGATTATATGAAAGCAGCGGAATTATACCAGACCATGGCGGCGACAGTGTGCCGTCATACGGGAGTAGGGGAAGTGGATATGCTCGAGAGCAACAAGGAGGAGTGTGTGGACGCAAGATATTTGCTTATTCATTTTCTTTCCCAATGCCTTACAGATGAGGAAATTTCCCGTCAAACAAACCTTCCCAGACAGTCAGTCAACCGAATACGGAATCGTTTTGCATACAAGATAAACAAATGGAGTGTACGTAATTATCTGAACGAAATTAGCACTGAGCTTGCTCATAACTCGCTCATAAATGCTATAATGGCACAGTGATTATCTCGTCCTTTGCTTCACGGTCAATATTGACCGTAATTCCAAAAATAGTTATTATGGAAACTGAAATGAAAGAAATTATCAAAGAGAAGGAGTACGTTCACGACGGTGAAAAGAAGGAGTACGCCTCGAAGGGTGTTGGCAATGCGGCATTGGCAACCGGCATCATCGGTACCGCACTGGGTGCAGCAGCCATCTGGGGACGTGGCCGTGGATTCGGTTTCGGTGGCAGTATGCCCGAAAACGTGAACATTAATACGGTAAGTGATGCCATTGCAGGCCGTTCCGGCAGTGCTCCTACCGCATTCGGTGCCTATTCGCATTCATGTGAGGCCCAATTGGCGCTCACCAACGAAATGTGGGGATTGAAAATGAACACGTTGAATCTGATGTATCAACACCGTGATACGGACGTTGCGGAGAAGTTTGCCTTGTGGAAATCGCAGGTGGATGGTGACTTCGGTTTGTATAAGTCCATGCGTGACCTCTATGACGTTCAGACAGACAAATTGAACAATGCCGCATTCGGTCTTTACAAGAACCAGCGCGACGGTTTCGATGTATTGAATGCCCGCATCAGCGGTCTTGAAAAAGAAGTTGCCGTAGGCGCTGCCATCCGTCCTTACCAGGACAAGCTTATCATGTGCGAGATTGACAAGGCATTTACCGCATCAATCAACCACACGGACAGACTGGATTGCCGTAACATCAAGGGTGTCGTAACGTTGCCGAGTACGCCGACTGTGACCGGGTTTCCCAGCCAAAGGTGCGGTTATTGTCCCGGAAGCGGTTCAACCCCGGCAGCCTGACAAGCCTAAGCGCAAGACCATGCGCAAAAAGTAACCGGTCAGTGGAGGGTGTGCCTTCGGGCATGCTTTCCACTCTCCATTAATCAACCACTGACCAATAAGATTATGAACAACTTTTTTGTAAATGACCCCACATTGAACGGAAGCAGCTTCGATACCAAGATTGCCGAACTGCAACAAGCCCAGCAGATGCTTGAACAGCAGAAGCAATTCTACGAGCGGCAAGCGGTACAACAGAATGCTCCGCAGCAACCACAGAGCCAGTCACCCGTATGGGACGAAGTGGATACACTCTGGGACGGCATGACGGATAAGGAACGTGAGATTATCGCTTCCACAGAAGAGTTCCAAGAAAGCAGCAACCATATAACCATGATACTGAACGAGCAGTACATGGCGATGATGCGCCCGGTAGTGGAACAGAGCCAAGCGGGGAAGGACGCGTTGGACAACCATCTTACTATGTTGAAGCGGCTGAGAAAATCCGCGCAAAAGGAAGCTGATGCGGAGATGGATGACTTCAAGGAATACAAGGAGAAGTATTCGGATATGCCATATGCCGAATACCAGAAAATGAAACGTGAGCAACCGAAGAAAGGAGCGAAAAAATGAAAGTTACCGATATAAACAAGTTCAAGGGAGATTTGAAAACGGCAGTACAAGAATGGGGGGAAAATAGGATAGATGAACTTTTCCCAAACAGCCCTTCAAAAAAGGTTTTTCTAAAACGAGGGTTTACCAACTGGCTCTCAAAAAAAGACGGTAATCTGAACAAGATGATAGACAACTCTTTACTTTTTATCACAGATGAAAACGGAGTGGTTGATACGGATAGTGCAATTGACATGATTCTTGGCATGTTCAAGGAGATGGACGTGCAGGAATATAATTTTGGCATGATACCGATAACTGTAGGCAAAGGGGAAATCGTAGCGGAGCTTCCGCATAATCCATTGCTGGATATGGTAGCAGGGAATCTTGGCAAAGTGAGGGTCACTTCTGAGGATTTACTTGAGTTGAAAGAGCTTTTTAATGCATGATGATATGGACTACAAGAATATGATAACCGCCGCAAGGAATGCGGGTGTAGCCACGGAGAAGATGATGTGGCAGAGTGTTGACGGGCTGAACGAGATGTTGTGCAAGATGAAGGAGGAACATCCGGATATGTTCTGGAAGTTCATGCGTGAGCAGCATGGCATCATGTACGGCAACCATTATGACGAGGCGTTCGCCGTGCATGATGTCTCCATGATAAGATATACGGACCGTGCCGGCAAGAAGTGCGAGGGCGGTTACTGGACAATGGAGCAGATTGAGTCCGCGACGAAGGGGCTGGCCTTTCCTCCTGGAACGGCTAAATGGGACAAGTATGTCGCTTTCAACGGCTTCTACGCGGACATATGCACAGTATTGGACGATGAGTCCATTATAAAGACGGCCCACAAGTTCTATTTTGCCGACGAGGATGCCCCTCCGGGAAAGATATGGCTGTATATGAAGGCTATGTATGAGGGAAAGTAAGATAGACATATTGCTGGATATGATAGATAATACTTCTTATGGTGATTTCTGTCGTGTACTAAGGATAGTCTTGTGGAACATTTATTGATACTGATTGAGAAGATTATTGATAGGCTGATACCTTTAGCTGTAATACTAAAGGTGGTCAGCCTATTATCATAAAATATCACCGTACTGTGGCTCTTTATTCTTTTTTTTGCAGAAAGAAATGTGGGTTATGGAAATAACAATTAAGAAATCCGAAATATTTAAGGAAGTTGAGAAAAGGACTTCCCTTGAAGGTATATCTATTCCCGATAGATTTGAGGAAATATGGGCTACGGAATACGAAGGGGGATATCTTAATACTTATTGGATAGGAGGATGTACTTCTATAGTACAGATTTTCAAAAGATATCTTAAAGAAGTCAGTTATAAATATGACTTGGCTGATTATGATTCGGAGGAAGTGTTTTCTTTGAATGCCGAGATGTCTTCAAGATACAGTGATGTGCTGACACATAGCGTTGAGGGTGACATGAAAATGATGATAGCCTGCAATGTGATGTGGGGATGGATGCAGGTGAAACAGCCTGAACTGGCATCAAAATATGAAAATGAAGCCAAGGAGTATGCCGGTAATTTAAAGCTGAAACTTTTGTATAGGGATAGTCCGAGTTCTAAAATAGGAGAAAAAAAAGAGGAAGACAGCAAAGACATTGATACCGATACTGGCTGTATGTCTATAAAAGGGGAAGACAGCGAATTCATTGCCATATCCTCAGATGAATCCCTTGTCATTAAAGGAATGGATCATTTAAAATTGACACAATATGAGAACTGTAACAATAGTACTGAACAGAGAAGAAATTATGGGGGATGTGGTAAATGCCGCCCATGTGACCGGTAGAAGACTTTCTGTGCCGGGACAAGAAGAAAAGGCTTCAGATATACAGACTCCAGAAGAGGGAGTGGATAAATATATTGTAGCGAGGGCCATGTCGGCAGGCCTATCCTCTGTTCGTGAGAAGTGCGCCCGCTATTTGACTTCTGGCAGGGTTATGGATGATGACCGTATGGAAGATGTGACCGGGGACTATGTCCTGGTTCTTAATATGCCGGACCGTTGGAATTTTGGAACAACAACCCAGCTTACAAATCTGATGCACGGCAGCGTGGTTGACTATTGTGTATACAGTATATTTGAAAAGACAAATCCTGGTGAAGCTGCAAATTATTTAACCAAGTCTATGGATGAGCTGAACAGAATAAAAAATGTTCTGGAGTTAAGGACATCTCCGGTAAGGCGCAGTCCTACTCTTTATTAAAACTGCGGTATGGAAGGAAAAGACATCAGATACACTGGCGTTACTCAGGCCGTTTCCGATATGGAATGTTCCGATGGGGACTTAAGCATCTCCCATAATGTAATCAGCCATAATGGGGCGATGCGTCCGATAATCATGCCAGACCCGGATTTTTCAATGGGAAATGGGGAAAAACTGGTTTATATCCATGTAACTCCCAATTTCAAGAACTTTATCTATTTGTATAGTGATGAAGTACGGGCCTTCAAATTTGTAAATGGAGAACGGGTTGATTATGGAATGATTTGTACTGTGGATTCGGGATCAGACATAACGGATATCAGGTCTATTGGCAATACTTTGATGCTGATAACCCCGGCCGGAATCAAGTATGTACTTTTGAAGGATAATGCATATGTGTATCTCGGGGAAAAGATGCCGGATATATCCATGTCTTTCGGATTGTCCGGCTTCAAGAAGGAGTCTTCTGAATTCACGGTGGACATGAGTATGAATGATCTTGACGGTTCTTCCATATCGGTACCTTACTACGTGCTTCCGGAAAAAGTGTCGGCTCAAATGGATGAGCAGATAAGGGCAAAAATTAATACATTTGTAAATGAGGAGACATTGTCCGGCCGTTTTACGTCAGCATTTTTAGTGAGATATGCGTATAATACCATAAATGGATATACAATGCAGTCTCCACCCGTTCTTATGATTCCCAACAGTGGAAGGTTCCCTTATCTCCCGTGTCCGGAAATGGATGTCCATTCGGTGGTAAAGAGTGCGAAAACAAAGGTTGTCGCATATTCTTGCGTTCTTGATTATAGAGCGGATTCCTCGATGATTGAGAAGATGGGAGATTGGGAAGATGTGATATCATCTGTTGACATATTTGTGTCGCAACCAATCAGCCGTCTTACAAATTCCGTTTCATGGGGGGTATGTGACAGTACTGAAACCGTATTCCCGGTATATATCGCAGCTTCAGAGGGAGGATATATCAGAACTCAGGAAAATGGGACATACGGGTATACTGGAAACCTTCAGGATTTTAGAGTCCCTGCCATTACTGCCCCTATATTGGGGGCAGAAGAATTCGCAGAGAAAATAAAGAATGAGGGTGTCTTCTGGAAAGTGAAGAGTATAGCTGTGGGTGATTTGAAGTCGTTCGACTATATTAATGTCGATGGGGAAATCCTGCAGAATATCGGTACCCAGGAGAATTTGGAAGACGGTTACAACAGTTATGATAAAATAACCGGAAACTCTTCTTTTGTATACAACAACCGGTTGAATATCGCCAATATAAAAAGGTATCCTCATCCTTTTTCAATGAAGGCGCTGCAATCATATACAGACAGCCCAACCTCCGGAGGAGATGAGAAAACGTATGGTTATAAAGTCACGGTATTTATACGGGGAGCCGAAGGCGTTACCAGGGTGGAAAGCGGATATAGCTATATTTATAGTGTTCTCTGGTGGATTTATTATCCTAATCCGGATGCGTTCAGGATGGTTATTGAACGGAAGGATGGAGATACAGTCATGTATGCGGACCTGACCTTGACGGAGCATAGCTATTTGAACGGTTCCTATTACTACAATGCAGGCGGTCCACCGTTTACTTCAGTAGTTCTATCCGTTCCTGCAGATGCTTTGGACTATATTATAGAACCAAATAAAATATACACCTCTGAAGTAAATAATCCATTTGTATTCCCTCTTGCCGGAATAAATGCCGTAGGTGTAGGACAAATTATCGGAATAAGTTCGATAACGCGCGCACTCTCTCAAGGACAATTCGGACAATTCCCGTTGCTGGTTTTTGCAACTGACGGCATATGGGCTATGGAGGTGTCAGGTACCGGATTATATTCAGTAAAGCAACCTATAAGTCGCGATGTGTGTATAAATTCCAAAAGCATCACACAGATAGACAATGCAGTATTGTTTGTGTCTGAAAAAGGAGTGATGTTTGTTGATGGGAGCAATGTAAACCTGATATCGGCAGAATTGGACGGTCCGAGTCTGGATATGGGCAGTCTGGACAAGATGGATGCCATATTACAGAAGGAAGGGTTTTCTCAAGTATTGGGAGGTCTTATGGCTGCAAAGGATTTTTTCCGGGAGTGCCGTATCGGATATGACTACCCTGATGCCAGATTGTTTTTCTTTAGGGAGGACAAAACGTATGCCTACGTGTATTCATTAAATGCGCGTACATGGGGAACAGTATCATCAACTTATAAGAATGTGGTTGTGGATTATCCGAATTCGTATATTCAGCAAACGGACAATAATGTAGTGAACCTTTCGGAAAAGAATGATTTTGATTCGGATAAAGAGACAAAGGTTTTTATGTTAAGCCGTCCTATGAAGCTTGGTGATGATGTCTATAAAACCGTCAATATGGTGATAAATCGTGGATATATACGAAAAAACAGTGGGGCGATTGTTGTCTTTGCAAGTTTTGACGGACTGAAGTATTTCCCGATAGGAAGCGTTATTGGAACGCGTCTGTCCAGACTGCAGGGAAGTCCATATCGATATTTTCGTATACTTACAATAGGGAATATGACAATGAAAGAGGCGGTTTCCTTCACTTCTGTATATTATACATTAAAATGGAGGAACAAGCCGAGATAATAATACATTAATCAATAAAAATCAAGAATTATGTCAAAAATTACGGATGAAATCGGTGCCTACGGTGCAATCAGAGATCTGGGAAAAGCAAAGGTGGATAAACAACCTGCAATTGAGAACTTGTCAAGTGAAACGGCTTCGGATATTAAGGCAAAAGTGAATGAGATTCTTGAAGCTCTTCGGAATTCGAATGTGATAGAAAAGAGCTGATTTGTTCGAAGTTTGAGTCTTGGAATGCTTGCCCGTACTGAAAATATAGGCAAGCATTCTTCATTTACGGCAGTAGTTCTTCTTAGAGCATTTTCCTTGTAATTACCGGAAAACTGTTCCCGTCATCCGGCTCTCCAATACGGAACCCGGCGTTTTTTACTCCTTTGGGAATGTCCGGAAGGGATAGGATCCTTTTTACGGTACCGGCAGAATGAAAACGCAGATGGTTGGAACCATGAACGGATGTCGGTCGTAGCCCTCCATCATTGACACGTTTTACATATAGGTTGTCTTCTTTGTCCAAAAAGAAGGAAATCATGCTATGCCGGTCAAGTTTCATACGCCTTGCGGTTTTTGTACTGATGTCTATTTGCCCGGAATATTGTATTTTAATATCCGGTTTTATCCGGTTTATTTGTTGCATATCTTATAATAGGTTAGGTTGTCGTTTTTTACTTCCTCAACTTTTAGTATGACTGAAGTTATTATTGTAATTCCGGTAATTCCGAGGAAATATTCCAAAGAAGGAATAGTCCAATAAAACATGGCAGGGGTACGCCGGTTACGATTTGGTACGGGACTTACCATGCTGCACTGGGTTTTGAATGTGTCGGCATTTGTACGCTTTACTATTACAAAGGTATCGGTTCCGGTTATTCTTGCTAATTGGAGAAATCCCGAAGGATTTCTCCCTTTCGGAAAGTTTAATGCCTTAAACAGTTTTCTACTGATAAGCACTGGCGACTCTGGATTATTAGTAACTTGTATATACATGATTTTAATTGTTTTTCAGTTAATCAATCAGTTCAAATTCGTAAGCAAATACATAAGGATTATTGTTCCACGTGCCACGACCGGACACTTTATCTATGAGGGAGGCGAAGGCTTCGCGAGGATTAGGAAACGGGTATTGCCCACAATAGCCTATATTTGAAGAAAATCCATATTGCACATTCTTTAGATGCTCTTCTATTCCTTCTTTCAAGCAGTCTTCGTTAGAGATTTCTTGAAGCCTTTGGATTTTGATGTTGGCAATACGGATGTGGTGAGGCATGAGGTCAGCGCGGACAAACATTTTATTAAAAAATCCACTCTTTTTTGGCATTATAGGATAACCATCTTCATCTAATTCGTAATCGGGCATATTGCCACAATCACCATAATTTTGCGCAATGGCAACCACTTCACAGACTTTGTATTTTGGAATGTTCCAATCCGTAAAGTCGCCTTCGTTGTTTTTCCAGCAAAAAGCATAATCTAATGTAGATATTACATTCCGGTCATTATTGTAATCAATTGGTTCAAAAGCGAGGGACACAATCCCATAAGTTTCATCTGGTCTGTCATACTTGCAGATTCGTCTTGTCATAGTCTTCCGACCCTCTAATACTGCTTGGGTTAAGCCATATTTATCATTAAACATTATCTTCTTCATTGCAGTTTCTCCTCTACTTTTTCAAAGTAAACATAGTTTTTATCTTTTCTTTCATAAGCGATACATTTAGGACCTCCACACGCTACATTACCCTTTTTGCCAAAGAAACACCTTCTGCAATCTCCCAAGGTGACACTTTTTCTAACTATTAATTTAACGCCTTCGTGTTTAAATATTTCTCCGATTTTTATTTCTTGTCTCATTATGATATAAATTATAACTTCTTAAATTTTGCTCTATGAAAAACTATCATCAAGTTTAGGCATTAAAACGGCTTCTGATAAAAGTAAATTCTTGTCATAAAATGTAATCTTTATGGCTCCGTAATAGGATTTAGGAAAATGTAATCTTGTACCTCCACTTACATTCAAGGCATCTGCTATCAATTCAAGAAGATGCGGTTCAATAAGAACTTTCTCCATAGTTCCTTGTTTGAAGCCGTTGATAATGTCGTTATAATTAGGATATTTCATGTCTTTATCTGCAAACTTATACTTTATATCCCAATCGTCATATATAGCGTGGAAACCATCTTCTTCAATCTCAATAATAGTATGCTTGATGATTTCCTTAAAGTTCTTTGCACTAATTAGTTTACCATCCAGTAATTCCTTCTCTTCTTCGCTAAAGTTGCAAATCTCATTTAGGCAGGCTTTGATTAATATCTTGCCGTTGGAGGCGATTGCATATCCATCTTTGAAATATATGCAACTCATTACTGGTCTGATACCTACTGGTTCACAAGCTAAATGCAGCTTTATCCCCTTGTTGAAATTGTGTCTAATCTTCGTCATAATCATATAAGTTTTAATGCTTCCCTAATTCCAGCTTCCAAGGCTTCTTCATAGCTCTTATAATGCTCCAAAGGTCTATCCGACAACCCTACTAAATCATGTCTCGGAATTGTTAGTATGTCATAAATCCAATAGTCTCCATACATATAGCGTACTTCAACATGCAGGCTCTTGACTTCACGAAGCCACTTTTGGGCAACGGATTGGGTAGGATAATGATACTCATTAAAGCCCTTCTCTTGCAGCATCTTCAATGTCTTTATTGTCACAAGTTCTTCTTGCATGGTTATTTCCTTTCTTTATAATCAAATTATCGTTTCCATCAAAGTCATAACAATCCGGACAATAGGCTTTATCCCAATGCAATAGCCAGCCACTTTCCGTTGCCACATATCTTACGGCCTCTTCCGTATCGTGCCACATTTCATCAGCAGAACGTCCGCAGCAGTCGCATTTGATGTTATAGAATTCTTTCTTTAATATCATGGCAGTTCCTCCCTTAATTTATCTAATAGTTCTTGTGCGCAGGCTTTTGCATAATCAATACTATCAGTACAAATATCGCTTGCTACGAATGTTTTTATCGTAATCCATCCGCACCACCAAGTATTCATTTGTATATCAAAGATATTCTTATAAATGCCATAGTTTTCAATTCTATACTTTCTCATACAGTTATTGTTTAAAGTGTTCAATCAGCTCGTTCACGGAGGCTTTATGCCACTTATCAAATAGTATTTCCGGTTTGTCTTGGTAGTGCATTCCTACTTTCAGATATTGGCATAAGAACCAATCTTCCCCATCCGTGAACCATTGGCTATCGTCTGTATCATCTCTCAATGCAGCAATGGCAAGAAACAAGAACTCATTAGCTCCACAATCGACCCTTCCTTCCTTGGTGACAGTATCTACATTATATATCACCCCATATAAATTCCCATAGGACGTAATGATTGCTCTTCCTTCTTCAATACTTTTATGACTTCCCTTGCCATCATAATTATGTGCATCTAAAGTTGTATCACCAGAATTAAGTAGTTTATATCTCAACTCTTCCAGCTTCTTTCTAAGCTCTGGCGTATTCTTTCGTATAAAGCACGGTGTTGTAAATCCCATAGTTATTCTCCTTTCAGTTTCTTTATTAGTGCGTCAGCAAGTTCTACAGACCATGATACTACATCTGGATATAGTATGCCACACTCAGTTATACCCTTTTTATGCTGTAGCTTAACAAACTCTATAGAATAATCTTTCGCCAGTTCGTAGCGTCGCTGTTCCCAATCAATGGCTGAATTTCCAATATTTAAAAAATCAAGTTCACACTCTCTGAAAACCTTATTATCACATACATATAGGTTATCTCCGTTATATAGCGCATTGATATTTATTCTCGGAGTTACATCTATTAAAACTCCGGTTTCTTTTACTCTTGCTTTCATATCAATCTCCTTTCTTCTTTAACTTTAACGCAATCATTACTCTATCCCATAAAACCAGATAGCTATCCCAATAATCCCAAAAGCTGAAATAGTACCAACTCATTTGTAGATACCATATTGGCAAATAGACAATGAATATAGCGAGCCATAAAGGGATTAATAGCCATCTAAGTATTAGTCTTATTTTACTCATATATCAATCTCCTTTCTCTTTCATTCGTTGTAACACATCTTTGTTCGCTTCGAGGATTTCGTCGAAGGAGGGGATAGGCATATATAACTTTATAGCATCATCTTTATAAAACGGATGCGGATAACTCTCATATTTTGCAAACTTATCCCAGCATTTAAAGAAATAAGCCATAGCAATATTATTCCCATCAGTAACAAGGTAATACCCATTCTTCTCCGGCAACCGCTCTTCCACGCTTATCCATGCAGACTGCTTTGACTGCCATTCCGCACCTGCAATGAACCCTTGATAATATGCAGGAAATAAACTACCACCGCTCCTACTTTCTGCAAAAGAATGAGCTGCTTCTTCTACTGTCTGTTTCATAAATATATATTTTTAAAATGTAAATTTTCGCCTTTCTTTATGCTATACAAAAACAGATTATAGTCGGTTTCTGACAAGTGAGAATAATACTTCGTAAAACATGTCGGACACTCTTTTACAGAGACTATCCCAATACGAGCTTCTGCAATCCCACAGATATGCTTATGATAATCTTTTAAAATGCTTGTACCACATTCGGGGCATTCAAAAACATCCTTGTTATATACCCCTATGAAAGAGGTTCTATATCTTTTATCTATTTCCATCTTTATATTGTTAATCATTAAACTCCAATTTCCTTTGCATCACCTCGTCCGCATAAAACTTATCAAACGACTTCCCGCTTATCCACCAGCTGAAACCGAACTCCGCATCGGAGAAGGTGTGATTGGTGTAGCCTGCATCTATTAGCTTCTGAATGGTCTGTATCCACTTGTGGCGCACGTGTGGAAAGCGTTTCATGTCCTTTACCTTTTGCTGATAGTTTGCCATCGGGCAGAGGATGCAACCTATTCGTTTATATCCTTCATCGTATAGGGGGCAGTGCTCTATGTTATTCCCGTTCAAGAAATCCCATACATCTTTATCAGTCCAACTGATAATTGGAGAAACAAGAATCTTGTCTTTGCCACCAACACATGTAACCATTTTTTCCTTGTGCTCCGAAAACTGGTCGAAGCTCCCACTAAACTTACGGTCACTCGTTTCCAGTTCGTTTCTTTTGCTTCGGCGTTGGCTCTCCGCATGGCGAATGCCTATCAGTGTTACTTTCCCAGCACCAGACATCTCTTTATATTCAGCACAACACCATCGAATAGTTCTTGTAGGAATAAAATGTTTCTTAAGTGCCATATCATAAATTGACATCTTCGGCTTTATCAGCTCCACGTCCGGGTAGTTCCGCTTTACGAAACGGATTACTTCGGGCGGGTCCACGCTGGTAAGGTTCATGTGAGCCTTGAATTTCACTCCTGCCATCTTCGCAATGTGATATAGCACCTGGCTATCTTTGCCACCGGAGAAGGCAAGGTAGAATCCATTCTCTGGGTCCATATTGAGAGCCATTTGCTCACATTTGCGAAGCAGGGCTATGGAGTATTCTATTTTGGATTGTAAGTTCATTTGGCTTCCTTTCTTTTATTCCGTTTCCTATTATCTTCAGATATACACATCTTACACCACGACGCTTTCAGATGGTATTCCTTACCGTTCCGGCGGGCTGTCCTATCGAAGAACCGGGATAACGGAAGCGCTCTACCACAGCGGGTGCACAGCTTACGCTCCACTCCGTCAACCACCACCCGGTTACGAGGTTTTCTCTTCACAACTTCACATGGTCCGCATTCGGATGCGCCGTACCTCCGGCAATAAGCAAGGGAATGCTTGCCGCACTTGGCGAAGGAGGTGCAATCTGAACGGGGAATTGTCTGGTGGATATTCATATGCCTCTGTTTTATACATCAAATAGACTTGTTTGTACCAAAGCTCCTTTTTTTGTTCTTATTTCACCTAAACATTCTCTAAGAAATCGCTTTTCTTGCGATTCGAAATACTCCTTGTCTATCTCCGTAGCATAGAAATCAACGCCCATCTTATAAGCCACTATGCGGGAGCTTCCGCTTCCCAAATGGGTGTCAAGTATCTTATCCCCTGGCTTTACAAACTTCTTAAAGACCCAATGATAAAGCGCTATCGGCTTCTGTGTGGGGTGAATCTTGGCTTCTTTGTTTGCATCTCCGGTATTGGATAGATGGATGATAGCTGCCGGGCAATCAAATGAAGTCCATGCAAGTTCAAATTGGGAAAAATTATCCCACGGTTGCATCTTGTCCCAACATAAGACTCCGCGGGTAGGTGGAAGATGGAAATAATTACCGCCCCATATCACCTGATTGCGACTTACCCTACATAGCTCCTGGAAATACTCTTTTGGCGGTGCATGAAAATCCCATTCACACTGCATAGTATTCAATGCTCTATGTTTTAACTTTCCTGCTCCCTGATTCAAACGCCCTTTCTTTAATCTTTGAGCGATACTTTCACCATTATAACCGTTATGCTTACGATTCATATTGGTTCCCATCGCCATATTCGGAGCGTTTATTCCATACGGAGGATCAACAACCGCCAAGTCAAAGAATTTATCCGGAATACCTTTCATGTATTCCATACAATCCATGTTATATACTTCACTTATTGGCATAATTCAATACTTCATTTTTCATAAAACACATCCATATTGTCTTACTCTGTCTTCCGGTAGTATGTCCGAAAAGAGGTTTGAACGGGATAACCGACAAAACTTCCACAGCTTTTATCTCACTCTCGTTCCATTTGAATACAAGTGTACCGTTAGGCTTCAAGACGCGCATACATTCGTTGAATCCGTCGTGTATGAGTGACTGCCAGTTTTTCGGAAGTTTACCGTACTTCTTTGCCATCCATGAGGTTTCACCAAGTGTTTTCAACTGCGGCGGGTCAAACACCACCATGTAGAAAGAATTGTCCTCAAACGGCAAGTTGGTGAAATCGGCTATTATATCCGGTTTTATCTCTATGGTTCTTGTCTTATCTCTGTCCTTGGCCGTTACGGTTTCCGAACGTCTGTCAACGAATAAGGCAAGAGGATTTTGCTTGTCAAACCAAAACATTCGACTACCACAACAAGCATCTAATATGAGTTTTTTACTTTTCATCATTTATCATGTTAGTTCGTTGTCAAATATCTTAATGCACTCAAACAGATAATGCGCAACTATCGGTTGTACCGCATTGCCTATACACTCCGTTCGGTCCATCCTATCGGGAACCCCATTAGGCTTTCCAGCAAATTTGGGTGAGGGTATTGACTGTCTTGTTCGCCATCCCGGATAAACTCGTGTAAATTGCCCCGATAAGTAGGGCTTCCGAAATACCGATTCCTGATTGCTCCGTTTGCCGTTGATTTCGCTGGGGTAGGCAATACAATATAATCGCTCCCTATTCTGTTGTATGCCAAAGTCGGTGCCAGATAGACATTGCCATTCCGCATCATACCCGATTTCGGAAAGGTTGCATAAGACTTGCTCGAATCCCCGAACAACGAGCATTGGGCTGTTTTCAATGAGTACGTAACGAGGCCTAACTTTCCGTATAATTCTGAACATTTCAGACCATAAGCCGCTTCTTTCACCGACAATTCCGACACCTTTTCCAGCAATGCTGATGTCCTGGCAAGGGAATCCACCGCTGATGATGTCAACAAATGGCGGTTTTGAATACGTTCTAATATCTCTGTTGATTTCATGCTCTTCTCCAAAGTTTTTCTTTATTACTAATGATTGATAATCCTCCAATTCACAACTCCACTCGGTCTTTATGCCGGCAAGTGCCGCACCTAATCCAAAACCTTCTATACCGCTGAACAAGGAGCCGTGGGTTAAATTACTATTCATTCTTCTGATTCTTGTCGTTCATACTTCTGTTCCTGCTCTCCATGGAAAGTTTGTCAATCATACGCTGGTACTTCTTTGCCACCAACGGGCAGCGTATGCGCAAGGCATTGTCGCGTTGCCGCTCCAATAATTCAATTTTCTTTTCAAGTTCCGTATCCATAAAATTATCTCTTTTTGAATTTGTCACATATCCTCCCGTATCTGTCACACGCGCACACCCTATGGCCCTTGACCTTGCATAGACAAGAGTTCTCTATGAAATCTCTGGAGTATGAGCATTGGCGGCAACGGACGGGGGAGAGGGGTATCTCTTTCTTCTTAGCCATTACTTGCTCAGATTGATATTGCCTACACGATTTGCCGCCCTTTTCATGGATTCTGCATCTCCGTTTTCCACAAGTTTCCTTTCACGTTCAAGATACTCGGTATAGGAAATTCTGTTGTTGCCACGCTCTTCTATCTCCTTTTGGCGTTGCAACCGGTATTGCTCACGCTCGTAACGCTCGATGTCAATGCGGCGCTCCTTGATGTAGTCAAGCATGGCACTTGTAATCTTCATCGGGTCTATAGCTCCGTAAAACCGTCCATACTTGCCAGACTTGAACCGGGCAATAAAAAAACATATCTCGGCAGCATTGATGTAATAATACTCGGAGATAAAAATCTCAGCGAGTTCTTGAAGCTGTTCTCTGGCTATCTTGGTCGATACTTCCGCAAAGTCGTTAAGTGTACCGAATTGGATTTTCAGCCATTCCAAAGGAGTCTCGTCTCCGTAAGTAGAAGCCAACAGTCCTAATGTCGGTATGGAATGATTAATGGCCAAATCAGAGTGGGTTGCCTTACATCTCACAATTTTGAATTGCAAATCAGGATTGTAGTCCATAATGAACTGGGCAGGGTCAGGGTATTTAACCAATAATTCCCTCTGCTTCAAGTTCCTTTCTTTTTTTTGCGGCAGCTTCTCGGACGGTTGTAGCGACTGCAAGAACTGAATCACGTTTTCGCTGCTCGCTATCCAATTGTTTTTTGCTAGCTCTTTCTCCATTGTAATTACCTTCTAGAATTTTAATGAAATTTGTAGGTCTGAATATCCAATCAAAATCACACACCCAATTCCGGTTGTTATGTCCCAAAAGAAACGCCGATTGAGAAACACTGTTGAAAACCGCCATGATGGCCTCTTTTCCATGTTCGGAAGCTCTTGCTTTTACGGCTTTCCTGCGTTTGTCCGTCATTGTTGTTACCCTTGGGAGTTTTCCATCAAACATTTTGTTGAATGTATCCATAAGAGCATTATAATTTATCTTTTCATCCTCATTGCTTTCCGGTGGGGAGGCCTCCCCTTGGGGGGGATTATAGGGGGAATATTCTTCTTCTCTTTCTCCTTCTATTTTAGTAACGTATTGTTCCGTGAATAATACGGTAGCATTACGTGATTGTTCCGTGAATAATAAGTGAAAATTATCTTTTGCTTTATCTATCAAACATTTAGGTATATTCAAATCCTCATAATTCGGTTTGTTGATTACTTGATGCCGAGTGAAATTGGGCAGATATATGAATCTTTCCCCCTTATAGGAAAGCAGACATATAAATCCGTTTATCACAAGCTCGTTCATCCATTTTTCAAACTGCTGTATCTGGATTTGGTCATACGGAAATATTTTAGACTTAAGCCAAATAGAATCACCTATCACAACTCCTATATCATCAGAAAAATTCCAAAGACCTATATACAGAAGCCTCGCATCCCTTGTAAGACGACCTATTTTAGTGTCATCCCAGAACTTGGGCTTAATCATCCTATTCCGTGCCATGTTTATTCATCTTTAGTTTCATAAGTCTTTAAAATAATCATCAACTTCTTTAATAAAATCGTCAAGAGACCGGACAACGACATATTTATATCCGTCTGCCGTTATTTTGGATTCCCACTCTTCCTGGGATTCCCTTTGAGTCCCTTTCTTTGTTTTGGTCTCAATAAGCAATGCGCCATAATGTTGGTTGCTTTTTAACAGAATAAGGTCGGAAACTCCAGCTAATACTCCTTCATCCTTTAATCTTCTTCCAGTTGAAGCATCTCTTCTTCCACCATTGGGAACTGCGAAAAGATTATGGCGCATGGACGGATATTGTAGTCGGAACCAATTCACCATGGAGACTTGTAGCTTATGCTCGTCATCCCTATACTTCTTGCGGGATTTGTTTTTTCCCGCAAGTTTAATCATCTCCTCGTATGTCATTGCTTTCTTTGTCTTGCGGGATTACTACTGTATCTTTTCCTGTCTTGTCAACCACGATTTGCTTTCCTCCTACGGTAATGGTTGTCTTGCAGCCTTCCGGGAGTGACTGAATGAAATTACGTACAACGGGAGAGTTGGCGTTTTCTCCAATGGAATCAATAGTTCGTTCTTCAGCACTGTACGGATATACATCCATAATGGCTGTTTCCGCTACGGATGCTATCTGGTAGTCGGCCATTGTGCCTTTCATGCCCTCATCCAGTTTCTTCA